GATATAATTATTATCAAAAACATGAGCCCTACTGATTCTAAAATATTAAAAAATGAAATAGACGCAGCAGTACCAGCAGCAAGAGAAGAAGCAGCAGCAGGAGGCCGCAAACGCCGAAAAAAAAAATCAATAAGAAGAAAAACAAAACACAAAAGAAAACGCAAAAGAAAAAGCAAAACAAAACGCAAAAGAAAAAGCAAAACAAAACGCAAAAGAAAAAGCAAGAAAACGCAAAAGAAAACGAAACAAACAAAAAAATTATTAAAATTTTAAATAAATTTGTAAAAATTTATTTAAAATTTAAAGTTCGCTTAAGTATTTGATAGTTTTAATGATAGAATAATAAAATCCACCAAATAATATAGTGGTAAAAACCATACCCTTTAGATTATAATTACCATTTCTCTGGAAGAAAGCTTGGAAATTATTGACCATTGATTTTTTGAAGATGGGTAATTGAAAAACAAAAAACATAACCATTACTAGAAGTGGTGTTTGGATTTCATCGTAAAAATATTCCATTTGATTTTTCTTCTCTTCTCTTTTTTGTTTTATTAAAGTTTCCATCGTTTCTTCATCCTGAATATAATTAACCTTTTCGGCAGCTACACTTGGGACAAAATTTGGTCTAGCAGTAAAATCATGTGTAATTTGGTCCATACTCATCGGGATGTCGCGACTTTGTAAAGAAGTAGAACCACTACTGGAAGCGTGTTGCAATCCCTCAATAATTTTATTAATGGAATCTTTTGATAATTCTGCGGTTTGTGATACAGGTGGCTGCTCTGCTATTTTTTCATTCATATGTTTTTCTTTAACATTAAGCGTAACGGGTTCTTTATTTTTTTCTATGCTCAATTCATTGGGTAATGAAGAAATACTTGTTGACATATATAAATTCTAAAAGATTGGTTTAATTTTATTATTACGCAAAATAATAAAAATTATGCAAATTCAACTATTTTTTTAGTTTTGTCACAAGTTTGTGCGTTTTCTTTATATTTATAGCATTTGTTATTAAATTTAAATGTTTTGCCCCTAATACTATCCATTTCGGGTCCTTTAAAAAGTAAACAATTTCTGTCGGTACAAGCTTTTCTAAAGAAAGTGGCTAAACCTAGTCCTAAAAGGATAGAAAAAATAATTTTACCAAATTTACTATATATTAATCTTCTAACAAACATATATATAATAATTAATATTTTAAAATCAATGCCTTTGTTCTACGGTGTAACTTTCTATTTCTTTTTCGTTTGATGGGCATTTCACTTCTTGTGGTGTAAATCCAAAACATGTGTCGTTTTTACCTTTATATTGAATTTTATCATAATTATCTGGTGTGGGATATACAAAAACAGTTTTAGTATTTGGGTCAGTTATATAATTAATAAATAGTCCAACCGAGAGACTTAATAAAAAAATTGGCAAGCTAATAAACTTCATATATATTTAATTTATATTATTCTTTACTAAATTTATTAAACAATTCTATATAATCAAATAAATTTCTTTTTTTATCATCTGTTGATAAACATGTATCTTTTATATCTTCTCTAATAGCATAAGGAATTTCGTAAAATGTAAAAACTCTTTTTTTCTTATAAGTGATAAGAACATAATGGTCGCCTTCATTTCTCTCCATGAATGAGACAATTATGTAATATTTTGGTTTAAAAGACCCCTTTTCTACAATTTTTTTTGAAACCATATCCCCACATGAAATAAGACTTTTGCCGCCATTTTCGTAATTTTTTTTCAATAAAACAATGATTTTAACATTTAATATTTGTTCTAATTTTGAAATAGCGTTTGAATCTGCCCAGAAATTTTTCTGTTTAATTATAACTTTTAACTTTTCTAAATTATTAATATCTTTCATAAATTTAAAATCTTGAAAATTTACCAATGCTGATTTATTTTGTTTCATTAAATCTTTACTTTTTTCTTTTATTTTTTCATGTTGTAATTTAACTTCCTTCCTTTTATTCACAGCCTCGAATAATTTGTCTCTCTCATTTTCACTTTTATACAATTTTGCTTTTTTTGTTAAATCGCTATATTGTGTCTTCAATTCGGTGCTCTCTTTTTTTAAGCTGGATAATTCATCTTTAATAGAAATGATTTGGTTGTTTAATAAATCAAAATTTTCTTTATATGTTTGATAATTTTCTTGTGTCATTGTATTTGAAAGTATATTTCTTAATGATTGGACACTAACATTCACATTAATATCTTCTAAACTATCTCGAATTGTTGAAAATAAACAATCGCCACCACCTTCGTTGTCAACAATATCATATTTATTATTTTTATAATGTTTTTGTATCCATTTACTTGATTCTGTTATAACTGATTCTTTTATTGCTTTTTTATATATTTTTTTTAGTTTTTTATCAATTTTGCTATTAAATTCGCCATCAAATTCAGTAAGCAATAATTCTATTTTATTAATTTCCTCGATATTTTCAACTGCCTTTCCCCTTTCTTTTTCTTTTAATTTATCTTCCATATCTTTTTTTAATTCATCTGTTAATTCGGCATCGGCTAATTTAAATTGTTGAAGAAACTTGCTTTTTTTTAATAAACCAATGAGATAATCACTATCAACATAATCAAATATAACAGGACCTTCGATTAATGAAATATCTAAATCGCCATCTTTATCCATATATGTTGCTATTTCTGTTGAATAAAATTCGAAATAACCAATTTTTTCACATTTTTTTTCATCAATAATTAAATATACAGGAGTGAATAAAATATTCTTCTGTTTATATAAATCATTAATTTGCCCAACGGTTAAGCAAACATCGATTTCAAATAATTGCATTTCAAAAACAGAAACACTTCTACCAAGGTCATTTTCTTCAATATTTTTATCTACTATATATTCAATTTCGTCATTTAATACAGATTGAATCATTATATTTTATTTAAATATTAAAAATTTCCTTAAATAACTATCTGTTTCTAATTCAGATAGATAAAACCACATCAATTTTCTTTTTTGCGTTAATTCCTCATTTTCCGGATTTATTTCAAATAATACAATATCTTGAACTAATTCAGCTTTCCTTTTTTTTCTTTTTGTAATAGAATAATAATCAGCTATCATTTCTAAATCTTTCTTATTATAATTATCTTCATAATATAATTGTAAAGAAACCATTGTATCGAAATGAAAGTTATTATAATTTTTTTCCAATTCATTATCAACTATATTAATTATTTCATTGTGGATGAAATTTTTTCCTTTGTCTTTTCCTTTGTCTTTTCCTTTGTCTTTTCCTTTGTCTTTTCCTTTGTCTTTTCCTTTGTCTTTTCCAACACTGTTTTCTTTAATATTATAAACTATATTGGACCTCATATAGTTTATAATTGAGAAACTTTATTTATATATATTTATTATACTTTATTCATAATCAATGTCCAAACTTTATTTATATATATTTATTATACTTTATTCATAATCAATGTCCAAATCTTCAAATAAATCACCCAATCTAAAAATTAATTTTTTACTAATTCCCGATGATTCTATCGAATTATAAATTTCAACCATTTCTTCACAAATATATGTATATTTATCATTATTCTCAATATCTTTCCCAATATTTGATAAAATAATATTAATGTTTTCAAAAACTTCTTCCATAATTTCTACATTTTCATTTTCATTTTTCATTTTTTTTATTAACTCTTTCATTATTGAAAACATATTATCATTTGATAAAATATTATAACTAAATAATTTTGTATAAAAATCTGTTAGAGAACGCCGCTTTTCATTCGTTTTATTTACTTTGCAAAAATTATCATAATCTTTTTCATCAACAACCTCAATGTTATTAAATAGAGCCATATATGACTCGAAATTCTTAATACATATTTCTTTCATTATGGGAAAATTTTGAATTAATTCATTATACAATTTAGCATACAATTTAACCCAAAATTTATTAACACTGCTTATATCAAAAATGGATTTGCCAATAGAAATCAAAATAATTTTATTTTTTGAATAGATAAAATGTTTTATGTTCATAATGATTTCTTTTGAAATTTGTTGGTAATTTTTCTGTGTTAATTTATTTAATGATTCTCTTATTTTGTCTAAATTAATTTCATCTTCATCTAATTTATTGATAAATTTAGTTTTTTTAAAAACCTTACCATTAACAATAACTTCCTTTTCTTGTTTTTTTTTTCGAAATACTGGTGTTTTCCTGTAAGTCGAAGCGCCAACTTTTTTAGAAATAGCATTAATAACAGAAATACTTTCAATGTTTAATTCATTAATCGTATTATTCTTCTCGATATTTTTAAAATCGCAAATTTTATAGACTGTTGACATAATAATAATAATGTTATTCTTTTTTTATATACTTTTATAATAAAATTTTTATTGGGGGAAATATCAAATTATTTAATTGTTATAAATTATATTCAAATATACTTAAATACAATAAAATAAATTATTATTATGAATCAAAAAGAAACCAAACGAGCAGAAAATATGGATAGTGAAAAAACACAATCTCATTATAACGAGATAACATCTTGGGAAGACAAGGATTTAAACTTAAAAGATAAACTTTTAAGGGGTATTTATTCTTATGGTTTTGAAAAACCAAGTTCGATTCAAAAGAAAGCGGTTATGCCCTTTATTTATGGTGTTAATGGTAAAAGAAAAGATATTATTGCACAAGCACAATCAGGAACTGGTAAAACAGGTGCGTTTGTGGTAGGTTCATTACAACTTATGGATGAAAAAAATAAGGATACGCAGGTTCTTATTTTAGCACCAACGCATGAACTGGCAAGACAAATTAAAAACGTGGTTGATAATTTGGGTAATTATTTAAATATCACATCGATATTATTGGTTGGTGGGACATCTGTAGATGAAAACAGAAAACAGATTGAGAAAAAAAAACCACAATTTGTTGTTGGGACGCCGGGTAGAGTTCATGATATGATTCGGAGAAACATTTTAGATGTTAGTAAATTAGATTTATTGGTATTGGATGAAGCAGATGAAATGTTGTCGAGTGGTTTTAAAGAACAAATGGGGAATATTTTACAGTATATGCCTGAAAATTTACAGATTGGGTTATTTAGCGCAACGTTAAATGAAGACTTAATGGAGGTTGCAAAAACATTTATGAGAACACCAATTAAAATTTTAGTGAAAAATGAGGAATTAACTTTACAGGGTATTGCGCAATACTATGTTAATTTAAATGATGATAGTGAAAAATACGATACTTTGAAAGACATTTTTTCAACATTAACAATTTCACAGAGTATTATTTATTGCAATAGCACTAGACGCGTTGATGATTTGGAAGAGGCGATGTTGGAAGATGAATTTCCAGTAAAAAAAATCCATGGTAAAATGACAGAAGCTGAAAGAAAAAAGACACATGCCGAATTTAAAAGTGGCAGCTGTAGAGTTTTAATTACGTCTGATTTATTTTCTAGAGGTATTGATGTTCAACAAGTGAGTGTTGTTATTAATTTTGACATTCCAAAAAGTGAATATACGTATTTACATAGAATTGGTAGAAGTGGTAGATGGGGTAGAAAAGGAGTGGCTATCAATTTCCAAACAAAATATGATATGGAGAAATTGAAAAAGTTTGAGGAATTTTATAATACAAGTATTGTTGAGATGCCGGCAAATTATGCAGATAATTTGAATGTTTAAAACGAAAGGCTCTACTTTTTTAAAACTACCTTTTTATAAAAGGTAGTTTTAAAAATCTATTCGTATTTTTGCTATACTTTTTATAAAAGTATAATTTAATAATGAAATTAAATTTTAAATATCCGATAGAATATCTAGAAAATAAAAATAGTTTAAATGATTCTATTAAAAATGATTTAGAATTATTAAAAACATATGATAAAAAAAATAAACCGATTTACCAACAATTATTGCAACCAACCTCTATTGTTGGTGAAAAGTCTATAGAGAAATTTTCAAATTATTATACTACAGATACGGATTATTTGAAAGAAACGCAAAAAATTAATTCCCAAATGAATAAAGTAAATATAGACAATGCTTTAATAGACAAAACATATAATAATTGGAATAATATAAAAAATGATGAAGAATTTATCGATAAATACCAATATATTGGATGGGATAGATTTAAATGGCTGAATTATTCTCAAATATTTTTGCATATTTTAACAATATACAATTTATTTTCACCAATATTTAATTTATTTTCACCCTTACTGCTTTTTATTATGCCATATATTATTTTAAGGGGATTAAAAATGAAAATAACATGGGCTACATATAAAAAAATATTGAAAATGCAACTGCAAAACCACGCTATTGGACAGCTTTTTACATCATTTCATAAAGTTAAAGTAAGTCAAAAAGCATATATTTTGTTTTGTGCAGGCATGTATGTGTATAATTTATACCAAAATATTTTATCATGTAAGAGATTTTATAGAAATGCCTTTTTTATAGCTGAAAATATAGATACATTAAGGAAATACTTGAAATATACAATTGAAAAAATGAAAACATATGAAAAAATCATTGAAAATAAAAAAACATATGAGAATTTTAGTTTAGATTTGGTAAAAAAAAGAAAGGAATTAGAAAATTTTGTAGAAAAAATTAATAATATACCGAAAAAATGTTTAAATGTGAAAAACATGATGAATCTTGGAACAATTATGAAATATTTTTATACTATTTATGATGATTTAGACCTTGAAAACATTTTAAATTATTCATTTGGTTTTAATGGGTATATGGACAACATGAAAGGACTATATAAAAATCTCTCCAATGAAAAAATTCATTTAGCAAAATTCAAAGAGAAAAAAAATATTTTAAAATTTAAAAAATTATATCACCCAAGTATTGAAAATCCTGTAAAAAATGATGTTAATTTTAAAAAAAATAAAATTATTACAGGACCAAATGCAGCTGGCAAAACAACAATTTTGAAATCAACCATTTTAAATACTATTTTTTGTCAACAATTCGGTATGGGTTATTTTGATTCAGCAACAATATCACCATTTAATCATATACATTGTTATATAAATATTCCAGATACGTCTGGGAGGGATAGTTTATTTCAAGCAGAAGCAAGGCGGTGTAAAGAAATATTGGATATCATTGAAAAAAATCCAAACTCTAGACATTTTTGTGTGTTTGATGAATTATATTCAGGAACAAATCCATATGAGGCTATTAGTTCGGCTGCCAGTTATTTGAAATATATAACAAAAAGAAAAAATGTGAAATTTATGTTAACAACGCATTTTATTAGATTATGTAATATTTATAAAAATGATAAAAAAATAGAAAACTTTTCAATGAAAACAGATATAATAAATGATAACTCAAAATATTATTATAAAATACAAAAAGGTATTTCAAAAATAAAAGGTGGTATAACTGTTTTAAAAGAAATAGATTACCCAAAAGAAATCTTAAAAAATGCAAAAAATATTTTAGAAGGTCTTTAATTTTTATAATATTTGTTTCGTTTAAATATTAAAAGAATTATATTTTAAAAATATATTATGAATATGTTAATTATTTGTTTAGCCCTAGTTTTATTAAGCAGTATTCTACTTTTTGTTTATTTTAAATCAAGAGTTGGTAAAGTTGAAGAAAAGTTAGATATAATGTTTCAATTAGTTCAAAGCCATGCATCACAACAACAAAATTCTATGAAAATTTATGAAAATAATGGAATAAACGAACAAGTCAATAACCATTTGGGAAACAATTCGGGAAACCATTTGGACATCAATTCGGGAAACCATTTGGACATCAATTCGGGAAACCATTTGGAACAACAAGAAAATTTAATTAGTGTATCCGACGAGGAAGATAGCGATGATAGTGACAGCGATGATAGTGATGAAAATGATACAGATGAAAATGATACAGATGAAAATGATACAGATAGTGAAGATGAACTAGTTATAGGAGAAGATATAAAGAAAATATCTTTAAATTTAGAAAATAATGATGAAAATGAAGAAGACGTGCCAATAATTTTGGAAAAAACGGAAGATGTATTGAGCGAAGAAGATTTAAATACAGATATATTAGAAGAAGTTAGTATTGATAATTTATCAATTGAAGAAGAGGTTGATTATGATAAATTCAGAGTTGCCGAATTAAAACAAATGTGTCAAGAGAAAGACCTTGATAATTATAAAAAATTAAAAAAAAGCGATTTAATTGAATTATTAAAAAATAATTAAAATATATTATAAATATAAATGAGTTGGGGAACATGCTATGCAGGTTCAAATAATATTCATCCTAATTATCCAGCATTAATGAGTGATGGAAAACAATTTACTTTATTTAATCCAGCCTGTGATTTAAACGAAAAGTTGAAAAAAAAAACGGGAATGAAAAATAATTATGAATATAGACAATTTTTAATTTCCAATGGTGTCTCTTTAATGAATAAAAACGGCATGTCTTCTTGTAACGAATCATCGGAATGTGTTGGTAGTATATCAAACATGAAATCTTATGGTAAATATCTTTATAAAAGTATTAATGATAACAAACAACATTATGGTTATGAATCGTCTGATTTAAAAAAATTATATTTAGAAAGAAAAGAATTACAAAATTCATATGTTGCACCAATTGTTACACAGGAAGAATTATTAAGATTGGCTTCTAGACGTTAATTATCTTTAAAAAATATTATAAATATTTGTTAAAGATATTATAAATATTTTTTAAAGATATTATTAAAAAACTTAAATATAATGATTATAGATATCAAATGAAAATATTAAGTATCGATGTTGGGATTAAAAATTTAGCTTATTGTTTAGTGAATTTTGAAAATAATGAAATCTCAATTGATGAATGGGATATCATAAATATTTGTAGAGAGAAAAATATGATATGTAGTGAAAAACTTAAAAAGAAAAATGCAGTATGTGGAAAAAAGGCAAAGTTTTATAAAAATGACAAATATTATTGTAGTGTCCATTCAAAAAATAGCGAATTTTTGACCCCAACAAACGATATAAGATTATTTAAAAAAAAACTTTTAAAAAAAAATTCAAAAATTTCTATAAAAAAATTAATTGAATTTTGTAAAAATAATAATTTAGAACATTTAAAAATTAAAAAGGCTAACTTAATTGAAAATATTATTGTGCATTTAGATACAAAATACTTAAATAATGTAGAAAAAACAAATGCCAATAAATTAGATATGATAGAATGTGGGATTTTATTAAAAAAACATTTAGATAAAACTTTTAAAGATAAAAAAATAGACAGGATAATTGTAGAAAATCAAATAGGTCCATTGGCAATAAGAATGAAAATGATGCAAGGTATGATAACTCAACATTTCATTGAAAATAATTTAGAAAAAATAGAATTAATAAATGCCTCTAACAAATTAAAAGACTTTTTAAAAGGTAAATCAACATACAATGAAAGGAAAAAATTAGGAATTACAATTACAAGAAATTTTTTAGAAAATGATAATAAATTAAATAATTGGATTGATTATTTTAATAAAAATTCTAAAAAAGATGATTTGGCCGATTCCTATTTACAATGTTTATGGTATATTAACCACATTGTTAAAAATGAATAATTTTTTTGAATTAATAATTAATTATTTATGCGTCATACTTAAAATTAAATGATCTATATTAAACATAATGGATATTCAAGAAATTAATATAGGCGAATCAAATAATGGACCAAAACTAAATATTATGGAAAAAGATACTATTAAAAAGAGTGTTAATTTTGGACCAGGTGCAGATTTATTAATGAATCCTAATAAAAAACAACAAAATAATAAAAGCAGTGATATGGAAATTTCCGATATAAATGAGATTAATATTGGCGGACCTTCTTTAAAAGATGCTCAAAATTCATTGTTTGGTGATATAAATTTACCAAAAGATAATATTAAAATTAATTTTAACGATGATGGTAAAATTGGTGATTCTGAAAATTTTATTAAAAAAGATATTTTAAAAGAAGCTGCTAAAAAAGAAAAATCAGAATCCAATGATGGATTTAAAAAATTCAATGATATCCCAGTTAACCCCAATGTTATTCCACCCAAACAACCAAGAATGTCAGCAAAAGATTTACTTCGAGAAAAATTCAAATATTTAAGACTATTGGAATCTATTGAACGAAAAGGCGCAACTTTAAGTAAAAAATATTCAATGGATTCTCCTTTAGAAGAAATGAAAGGTGAATATGAAACACTTAAATCAGAAAAAGAAAAATCAAACAGTGTAAAATTTCAAGGTAAAATGCTCATGGCCTGTGTTTCTGGTCTCGAATTTTTAAATGGAAGGTTTGACCCATTCGACTTAAAATTGGATGGATGGGCCGAGGCTGTTAATGAAAACATGGAAGAATATGATGATGTTTTCGGTGAATTACATGAAAAATATGGTTCTAAAGCTAAAATGGCACCAGAACTGAAATTATTATTTATGCTCGGTGGTAGTGGTGTAATGCTCCACATGACAAATACTATGTTTAAATCAGCCATGCCGGGTATGGACGATATCATGAGACAAAACCCAGACTTGATGCAACAATTCACCCAGGCAGCAGCTAGCTCAATGGGTGAGAGCAATCCCGGATTAGGTGGATTTATGAATATGGTTAGTGGTGGTATGCCGCAGATGCAGCCTCCAAGGGGTAGCCCACCCGGTCCAAACGAAGGTATGCGAATTGACCCACCACAAATGCCACCATCTTCACGACCGGATATAGATATGGCACGCTCTAACATAAGAGCAGATTTCAATGATGCTGAAAACATGGAATCAAACTTTGCATCTGTAAATGAAAAAAGAAAGGAAATGCGTGGTCCCAGTGATTTAAGAGATATCTTATCTGGTCTTAAAACAAAAAAGATTAATTTAAGGGATAATAAACCGGGTAGCACTGTTAGCATTGATGAATTAAATGATATGAAATCGTCTATGAAAAAACCCAAAAAAAGCAAAAGAAAACCGAAGAGTGAAAGAAACACTATTTCGTTGGACCTCTAAACTTTTGGGAAAAGTTTGACAAAACTCTACTTTTGGGAAAAGTAGGACAAAAGTATATTTTTGGGAAAAGTAGGACAAAAATATATTTTTGGGAAAAGTAGGACAAAAATATATTTTTGGGAAAAGTAGGACAAAAGTATATTTTTGCCATACTTTTTTCTAAAAAGTATAAAAAGTATATTTTTGTCATACTTTTTTTAAAAGTATAAAATTGATAATTAAATCTAATTAAATATATTTCAATAATTATATTTAATGCAAAAACCATTCTTAAAATGGGTAGGAGGAAAAACACAAATCATTGATAAAGTTCTCTCCAAATTTCCAAATGAAATGGAAAATTATTATGAATTATTTCTCGGTGGTGGAAGCGTTCTTCTCGCTTTACTATCATCCAATATCATTGTTAAAGGTGAAATTCACGCATACGATATTAACGAGCCATTAATCTATCTTTACAAAAATATACAAAGAAACCCATCCAAATTATATGAAAAAATTAAAGAAATTATAGAAACGTATGATAGTTGCCCATATATCGATAAAAAAAACAATAAACAAAACAACGAGAAAACCAATAAAAAAATTAATAGAAAACCAGAAACATTGGAAGAAGCAAAAGAATCGCGTGAAACTTATTATTATTGGTTAAGAAAACAATACAATGATTTGCCGGATAAATTATCTATTTTGGGTTCAGCATACTTTTTAATATTGAATAAATTGTGTTTCCGTGGTGTATATAGAGAAGGTCCTAATGGATTTAATGTTCCTTTTGGGCATTACAAAAAAACACCGACAATTATAACAGAAGAAAATATTCATATAATAAGTAAATTAATTGAAAAAGTTAAATTCAAATCAAAAGTATTTATTAAAAGTTGTAGAAAAGCAAAAAAAGGAGATTTTGTTTATATGGACCCACCTTATGTACCGGTTGATGATAAATCATTTGTTACATATAATAAACGCGGTTTTAATGAAAAAGACCATAAAAATGTTTTCAATATAACAAAAATGTATGAAACAAAAGGCGTCAAATTTCTGTTGAGTAATTCTAATGTTCCGTATGTGCAAAAACAATATACCGATGAAAAAATAACTTTGGAAGAAATAATTTGTAAAAGGGCTATAAATTCCAAAAATCCGGCAGCAAAAGCAAAAGAATTATTAATTTATAATTAAAAACATTTTTTATGCGTTAAATATTTAGTAACTTTCTAAAAATAAAATATGTGTATATTTATATAATGTCCCAAACCCAAACCCAAGCCTTCATTGTGAAACCAATCAATGGCAAAAACAACTGGAATGTGATGCCAAAACCATCATCACTACCATCATCACCACCGCCAGAAGGAAAGTTGACCAAAGCCCAAGCGCAATTGCGGTACAGGACGTTAAACCCGCCGGCCGCATTTCGGCCACCAATCACCATCAAGGGAAAGAAAGACAACTCCAGAGGCGGTGGTGGTCGCAAAAGAAGACGCAAAAAAAGAAAATCCAAAAGAAAATCCAAAAGAAAATCCAAACAAAGACGCAAGAAACGCAGAAAGACCAAGAGAAAAAGACGTCGCAGCAGAAAACGCTAAATTTTAAAATAATTTCCTTGAAATTATTTTAAAATTTGAAATTATTTTTTATTGCGTTAAATATTTAGCAACTTTCTAAAAATAAAATATGCGTTATATATATAAAATGGATACCCTAAAAAATGGACCAACAACACCAACGCCATCGACATTCATAAGGACAAGTAAGGATCACATAACCGAAATAGATGCAAACAATGTTGAACAAATATATAAAATAACATGGAACGAACCTACGGATGGTGGTGTTGAAAGCTTCATCGATGGCAATGGCACACTGCTTTTGGATGGGGATCCGCGTCTTGATGGGCTAAACGCAGCAGCTGCAACAGAAGTAGTAGCACCAGACAAAGAACAAAAAGAAGGAGGCCGTAGAAGAAGACGCAAAAAAAGACGCAAATCCAAAAGAAAATCAAAAAGAAGAACCAAACGAAGACGTAAATCCAAGAAACGCAGAAAAACCAAAAGAAAAACCAAAAGACGCCGCAGAAAACGCTAAAAACTCTAAAATTTTAAAATAATTTTCTTAATAAAATTATTTTAAAATTTATTGATGATATCTGAAAATTTAACAAATTCAATTCCTCGTTCTTTCCAAAAAGCCAACATCTCCTTTTTTTCAGTTGAAATATCTTCCCCAAATACTCGCGTTTTTCCATGCGTCAGTTCATATTCTTGATAGGCTACGCATACTATCTTAAGAGGTTTCCCATACAATTTTGGAATTTCAGCATATTTATATGGCACACCAAATACTTTTTCTCCAGCAGTTCCGGACGTTGTCCAATTTCGCGTTTTGACTTCAATAATAGCATCTTCAATTTCCCAATCAGGTTTATAACCGTTTATATTTTTTGGTCGATAGACGGTATGTCCATGTGAAGAAAGAATTTCGGCAACAATGGATTCTCCTAGGATGGTTGTCCATTGAGAAGTTTGGTTTTCCGGACCTCTACCAATAAGCAAATTACCCCAGTTTTTTTCAGCCTTATTCATTCTGTCATTTTCTTTTTTTTTTGATAAATTACTTTCAGTATCAATAAAAGGGTTAGAAATGCACCATTTGCAAATAGCATTCACCGAACTTTCAAAATTCATACAGGATGGTTTTCGATACAGTGTCATTTTATATTTTTATATTTTTAACAAAAAAAATATAAAAATATAAAAAATCAATTTTAAAAGAAAAAAGTAATTAATAATATATGTCTGACGAGTTTAACGAGGTATGTTCCATATGCCATGAAAATATGAATATAATTGATGATAATAATGAAATGTATGAATTACCAGAATGCAAACATTATTTTCATACAAATTGTATTTTAACATGGTTTAGGGCAGGCCATAATAGATGTCCATTGTGCAATAATGAGGGATTAAATAACAATAATATGAGTATGAATTTGATAAATAATACTTTAGATAATTATTCATGGCAATACAAAAGAAAGTTATTGAATGAAAATTATGTAGAAATGAGAAATTTTTCGAGAAAAAAGAATGCACCAAAAAAGTTGAAAAAAAAAATTGAAAAATTAAAGAAACAAGAAGAAAGATATAAAATTGTGGCAAAAGAAGTTAATGAATTTCTTAATTCAAAGCCAGAAAACATGAAAGTTACAGAAATCATTTCAAAAGTGAGAATTTTACGTGGAAAAAAATGGGTTATTAAAAGAAAGATTAGTAAAATGAAAACATATATTGGTTTATCAAACCCAGTAATAAATATTATTATTCCAAAAAAGGTAGAAGTTTAATATTACCATAATAAAATTATTTATTATTGTAATATAATGGTATTGGGATTAATATTGTATGAAACGGTTGATTTATTATATAATATAGGTTCGTTGACGATAAATGGAACAATTTCTGTTTATAATTGGTATTATGCCGTGCCGAACCTACCAAAAGAGAAGGAAATAGAGATGTTAAAATTGCGATTAGAAAATTTAGAAAAAAAATTACTTACAAATGGGTCCAGCGAAAATCATGAAGAAACAAAAAGCGGGAAATAAAAATACCGAAATAACTAATAACTTATAAGGAACGAACAATACGCAACTAAAACAGTTAAAACATTTATCTTTTTTTTGCCTTTCTTCTAATAATTCAATATTTTCATCGTATGACACGAAAATATTATCATATATATCGTCGGCAGCGCCTGGTAAATATTGAAAATATAATTCTTCAAATTCGTTATCCAAAACCATTAAAAATTCCATTGCCAACGAATTTAAAATCATATTCTGAATATCTTGTTCAACGAAAACAACCCACATATTAGCACCATAAACAAATAGAGAAAAAGAAAACTCTTGGAATGTATCTATTATTGAAGTAATGCTATTTACCCGATTCATTTTTTTTAGACTTATACTGTTTGTTATGTTATCCCAAATAAAAAAGGAGCGTGCAAAATAAACAATAGAAATGCCACTAATCATAATCTTATTTTCAAAAGAAGCATTATTTGAACAAATATCACCATTATATTTTTTATTTTCATTTATAATTAAAGCTATATATAACAACCATTGACCTATAAAAATTAAAACTGGCAATGCAAATATGAGTGAAAAAATATGAGAACAAAATATTTTATTAGTTTTTTTTAATTCTTTATTTAAGTAACCCCGCTTTATATGATATTTAAATAGACTAAACATACCGAAAGAAGGTGTAGATTTTACTATTTCTTTTTTCTCATCTGAAGTAATTTCCTCATCATAATCTCTTTTTAATGGTGAGTTATATCCGGGCGAAACTTTATGAATATGTTCGCCACCCAATAACAAATGGTCAAACATCTTCAGTTTAAAGTTTTTGAATATAAGGGGTATAGCTTCGCAAACGTGTTCACAGTAAGATTTCTTTTTATCAATGCTGTCAAATGAGTTAGATTTTCTTGGATTTATTCTTTTTGGATTCATTCTTTTTGTAATTATTTTGTTTGGTATATTAAAATTTGTATTGCAAACGATTTTTACTTCTTCTGCGAATTCATCAGAATTTATTTTTTTTAACATTGCTTAAATTACTTAAAATAAATTATTTAAGTAATTTAAATAAATTTTAGGGGGATATTACCGTGTTCGATTTTTCATAGTTTTATTTCTAGAGCTTTTAATATTTTTTTTTAGAGATTTTTTCCCCCCTTTTTTTTTCATTTTTTCAAATGAACCGGATATAAACGATATTTCTGGTGAAATTTTTTGTATTGAGGATATTCTTTTTATTTTTTCTTCTTCTTCTCTTTTTTCATTTACTTCTGGTAATTTTGGAGGTGTAACAGCGCCTTTAAATTTTTCAGAAATTTTATTTAAATTTTCATTAAATTTTCTTTTAGATACATCACAATTTAAGTTGTTTCCAATGTTACCAAAGAAATCACCAATCATTCTCAAAGCACTATCACTCTTACTTTCATTTATTAATTCATCAGTTGTTAAAAGGTCTTTTATATCTAAATCAATGTTTAATTTAATTTTTATTATACCGGGTTCATCGCCAGCGATTTTTTCAATAATAAATATTTTATTTTTTTTAATTTTTTCACCATTTTTTTCGATATAATCATTTGGTTGTGTCAAAGTGTCTATGAAATTATATTTATTTATGGTAAAAACTTTGTCATCAGTGGGTTCAACTAATTTATTTGGATTATTATAGAATTCTTTTTTATCAACTGTGGTTTTATTTGTATATTTAATTTTTACTTCTTTTGGATAAAATTGGTCATTTTTAATAAATTTTTCTTTTACAAATTTTTTTAGTTTATTTTCAAATGTTTCTTCATAACTAATAAATTTCATATTATTTATTTCACTTTCTTTTTTCATAATACCACTAATAAATTTATAATAATCAATATCATTGTTTATGAAGAAATCTTTTTTTGTTAAATTGTATTTACCAGTTGTTATTTTTCCAAAACTTTTAAGCATGTCATCAAAAAATTTATATGCGCTTTCTTTAATTTTTCTATTTTTATCTTTATTTTGATTTTCCAATGTTTTTAAAAAATCTGTTTTATTTCTATTAAATAAAATGTTAAAGAATTTAACATTATCTTGAAATACTGGTTTATTCATTTTTTTTATTGCATCGGATAAAGAAACGTCGCCTTTTTTTAAAGTATTAACAAATTGTTCATAAATAATTTGTTTATTATTCATAATTTTTTCAAATTCTTTTTTTATTATTTCTTCATTTTTTTTGTTTATTTCGCCATATTCTTTCATTTTTTCTTCTGTGATATTACTATTATCTTCTAAACTATATTCTGGATTATCCAATAATTTGATATTTTTTAAAAAAATAATCATTTCATAAAATTTAACAATGAAATTTTTTTTATTTCTTATTTCTCCCTTTAACCCTTCTCTTAAGTTAAATTTGTCTTTTAAAATACTGGTATTTTTTACTTCAATGTTGAAATTTGTTAAACCTTCCAATTTTTTTAATCTTCTAAAAGGGACGTTTTGTATTATTTTTATTTTATTTTTTGTTTTATATAATTGTCCAGTTTTGTCATTTTTTTCGTATATAAAGGGTGGGTCATTAAATATAACTTCAAATTTTACATTTGGTTCAGAGGTATATTCCCATTTTCTAATTATACCTTTTTTTAAATGATTTGGGTGTTTTTCATTAAAATACTGTATTTTATCATTAACAAATATACGTGTTAATTTATTTTTTGTTTTTTCACCAGAATACTCAAATTCCTTTTCACCTGCAAATTTTGGAATTTTATAAAATATTTTTACAAAATATTTTATTTTATTTTTCCTTGTTTGCTCTTTTCCTATTTCACTTCTCTTTTTTTTTTCCTTTTTCTCTCTTTCTTCTTTTCTTTTTATAATTATTTCCTTTTCTGCTGCAATCTCCGCTTTCATTTTAATATCTTTTTCTTCTTCTTTTGTATATTTTTCTTTTTTAGTAAAATTTTCGCTCATTTAATATATATAAGATATAATTTAAAAAATATCTTACAAATTTACTTGAAAGTTTGACATATTTCTTAACATATCCTTTTTTCTATTTTTTTCCTTTGCTTTTTCTAAAATAGCTGTGGCTTTATTAATTTCTTCTTCTGTTACGATTCCATCACCATCCAAATCCAAAATATTTTCATATTCTCTATATTTTTTTGGAATAACACATAATGAACTCTCTTCATTTAATAAATAATCGATTAAAACATTAAATATACCTGTAATGGCAAGGGCAATTAATATATCTTTTGTCCCTAACCAAGTAATTGCAAATATTAATATGTGCCTTCCTAATGATTTTCTTAAGTATTGTTCTTGAGATTTACTAATATCAATTTTAACATATCTTGACCCAATATTCAATAAAATCATAACAAAACCAGCAAAAAATTTACTGTTATTAACCCTTTGTAAAAAAGGCGCAAATGGTCCTAATATACCTTCTATCATTACTAATATTTACACACATTTTTAATTTTATTTTTTTATAAAAAATTAAACATCTTGAGCACCTTTTCTAATTTTATCTGAAATACAATATGCTTTTGCAAATAAATTATAAAAACTAGTTATTTTGGGACAATCGTCTCCACTTGGCACACTTACCCCAATATCTCCAACATCATCTTTAAATTTTTGTGATTCTTGTTCTGCTATTTTATTTTTTAGTTTAAGTTTTCTTTCTTTGACTATACATTTACCTTTTTCTTCTTGTGAATAACCATATGACTCTTCGCATATTGCTTCAACCTCATCTTTTTCTTCTTTTGTTAATTTTACTTTATTTTCAGCACCTTCAATGGTTGAATGCATAATATTACAGCAAAAAACATATAGTAAGAAAATCATTAATAATATTATAAATTTTTTATTTAATTTAATTCTTTTCATTCTTTTCATTTATAATATTATTATATTTTTATTGCTTTGTAGATGCAATAGTGTTTTTTTCAGATTTTGTTTTTAAAAACCTGTCTAAATCAGTTAAATTATTCGTTAAGCTATTTCTTAAATTACCAATAAAGTTTTTGTTCATAACCTTTTTAGATATCATATTACTTCCTAAAAATCCTTCTTTTTTTTTAACTTTATTTTCTTCCACATTTTTGTCGTCTTTTCCGTCGTCTTCTTCGTCTTCTTCGTCGTCTTCTTCGTCTTCTCCGTCGTCTTCTTCGCCGTCGTCTTCTTTTTCTTCTTTTTCTTCTTCACCCCCATCTCCGTCGTCATCTTTCCCTTCTTTAAAACCTTCCAAGGTATTATGGAACAATACGATAATTATTAAGGCAAAAAACACAGAGCAAGAAAATTCACAATAGATGAGGGTATATGCTAAAACAATAACCAATGCTGCTCTACCAAAAATACTAGTAGTAATATCGGTTAAAAAACTGGGTGTTTTATACATTAATAAAATTAATGCAGCTGCAAAAAGTAAATTTAAATTTTTCATTTTAAGGTTTTTAATCATTCTATATAAAACTACTATATTTTTTTCAAGTTATTATAAATAAATTTTTATCTCATTTTTTTATAAGAATGAGTTCTACTTTGGGATTTGCAGATTTTAATAATGATGAAGAAATAAAAGATGTATATAATAAAAAAAAACATAATAAAACATATAAAAAACGGTGCGACATTAAAAAAAAAATAACAGGTGAAAAAGTAGAAAGTTTCCTAAATTTAATGAAAGATATTGGAAATGATGATACTGAAGATGGTTCAGGTTTAGCAGATTTCAAGCCTCCACCAAAACCTTTATTAACAAAACAACCTGATGATAAAAAAGATACACAGATAGATGAAGATATTAGTCCTGATGAATTTAATAAATTGGATGATTATGCAGCAAACCAACAATATTATAACCAATATATTCCATATTATTCAGAATCTCAAAATAATACTAATGTTTCTGGTAACAAAGATGTTTTATTTGAAAAGTTGAATTATGTTATTCAAATGTTAGAAGAAAATAAAGATCAGAAAACACACAATGTAACTGAAGAATTAGTTTTATATATGTTTTTAGGCGTTTTTGTAATTTTTGTCGTTGATTCTTTTGCTAGATCGGGAAAATACACTAGATAATGCAAAATATATCCTTACTTTCTTTAGGATGATATGCAAAATTATAAAAATATAATGAATTTACCGGATTTGCAATATAACTATATCTATCCAATAATAGTTTTAAAATAATATTATTATTTGATAAATTTTCAACTAACAAGATTTCAGAACGTAAATCTTTAGAAATAAGACTCATCGATATCAAAAATCCTAAAGTAAATATATTTTCATCTATATTTTCACCCTTGTAACTCGAGCAGAATTCTAAACTGTTTGCGCCATTATATGTAGTATATGGATTTCTAAATACATAAAAACATTCAAACTTTTCATTTATCATCAATACAGTAATTTTTATGTGCTCTTTTTCAATTAAATAAAAAAGGTGCCCTAGATTTAATGTTATAAAACACTTAAACTTTTTTTTACAAGAAAAAAAAAGTTCATAAAATCTATTCATATTTGATTTATTTATAAATATAATATTAATATTCGCTTGGTCAAAATTATAACACATTTCCCAGTTGTCTATTTTAAAAATATAATTCTTATAACTGGTTAGTGGAACAATCATTGTATTAGTATTCTCTCTTTTAAAAAATGAAACAATGTTATTACAATTATTTCTTAAATGATAATAATGCGTAAATATTTGATTTGCAGCATACATTTTTTTCCTATGTTTTTTATCAACGCATAAATAATCTACATAATTTATAATCATTTTATTGCCATCAATGTAGCAATCCAATGGTTTGGTCGTCATGCAGGATAAAATTTCACCTTTGTAAGATTTCATTGAAATAAATGATTTATTATTATGTGATTCAAAATTATGAAAAATGCATTCATTTTTCGCACAATATTTTTCGTAACTATCCGGCATATAATTATTTCTAATAAAATCCCCAAAAAGTTCTTTTTTTTCAGCAGTAATTATGTCATAATTATAAAAATCGATTGTTTCGTCATAAAATCTGTTTTTTTCAGGCAAATCTTCATTAATAATACCGGGTGGATTTACCCAATAAAATAAATTATGCAAATGAAACACAGGTTGTCTTGACCAAAAAGGATATCTTAATTTAAAATAACCAGTTAATAATAAATAAATTATTATTATTGTTATAAATGTTTTTAAAATTTTTACTCTTAAATGGTCTACCATTAAATATATTTTTATATAAAATATTTTTAATATAAAATATTTTAATATAAAATATTTTATAATTGACTATGGTTTTTTTAATACATATAAATATTGATATTCGTAAGAGCATGATTTCATATCTATTTTTCCTTGCAAAATAAATCCAACAGATTTAGCCAATGATAAAACGTCCTTTTGTTTTTCCATAAATAACGTATGTTCGTTTTGTCTGACATTTCCGGATTTATCGCTTTTAAAGGTTTCTTCAAATATAGCTTGGTTTTTATGTTTTTGCAATTTAAAATCCGCTTTATATTGGAAATTTTTGAATTTTATTATTGAGTTTGTTATTCTATTTTTTGCATATTTCTGTGGGGAAACCATGGTTAAAACGTCGGATGCATTTACAATTGGGTTAAACTTATCTCTATTTACTAAATGTAATGTTAGTGTGCCATTAGGTTTTAACCAGCTATATGCATTTTTAAAAAACTTTAGTTTATCTTTAATGTAATATATCGTAAAATAAGTACATAAAATATGCGTGAAAGAATTTGGTGGGTGGTTCATTGAATTTAATGCGTCTTTCTTAACAATGTCACACTCTGGGTGTTTTTTATTTGCTCTTTTAACCATCGACGCTGATTTATCAATACCCTTAACTTTATATCCCTTTTTTACAAATTTTTTTACTAAATTACCGGTTCCACATCCTATATCTAATATTTTGCTTTTCTTTTTGTTTGGTTTAGTTGTATAGCAAATTTCGTCGAACTCAAATTCGGTCTTATAACCATCTCTCACAATTTCATCATAATAACCAACATAGAAATCGTCATATAATTCATCATTTTTTTTTATTTCATATGGTTTCATTTGTGTAAATCCTTCCAAAACGGGGTTATTTTTGTTGTATTTATTCAATAGTATTAAAATTAATGCCATTATTATAAATAATTTTACCCAAAATGAGGATTTATCAAATTTTTTTAACAACTTTTTTGAATTTTTTTTAATAAATTTTAAAATAATTAAAATATATTTTTCAATAAAATTTTTTTTAGCCATATGTATTAATATATCATTTTTTTTTATAGAAAAATATATAAATGAATGAAATAATTGATAGAAGAAATATTAAAGATTTTAAAAATATTACATTTTCGAAATATAAAAAATCAGATGCTAAAAAAGAATTAGTAAAATCTTTGGTGTCAGGTAAATTAGAAGATGCTAGTTACTGGTCAGCAGAATTTATTTCAGCTGGGCAATTTTTATATTTATGGGAAATACTTATTTTAGTTATAAGTAAGAATATTCATATAGGAAATGCCAAATTACCAATATATTTAGATATGAGGATAAATGTTTTTAAAGATATCCTTAATAGTGGTTATTCAGATAATATATTAAAAATGAGAAATAATGAAAAAATAAGAAAATTATTTGCTGAAGTTTGTTGTGTTATTTGCTATTCAAAGAAAAAAAATTCTTTTGACATTCCAAAAATAAATGAATCTGATTTTAATTTTTTTAATCTGACAAATAAACTTTCAGCTAAAAATAAAAAACACGGAAGACAATCTTTTAAAAATGAAGACCCTAGTGAAATTTTCGTTGCTATAAATGAGTTAGCTTGGAATATTAGCAATAAAAATAAAGATACTTATAAAGCTATCTATTGGATAGAATGGATTTTAGAATATCATAAAATATGTAAAAAAAAGAAGATTCAAAAAATATGCGCGAGACGACAATATCCTGTAGATAATAAATTTCAAAAAGAAATGGTATGGATAATATGGGACGTTATTTTAGTAGAATCTAAAAAAAGAAATAATGGGTTAATTAAAATTAACACAGCTTTATTAAATATTTTTTGTTTAAAATACCAAGAAAGTATAAAATTTAAAAGAAAATTATTGATATATTATGCTATATCTATTTTAACAGAAAGCTATGATTTAAATTTACCCGTTTTACATAATATTGAAATGGCTGAAAAAATAAAGACAAAAATAAATATTATTTATAAAGAAATAAAAAAAAGTGAAGAAAAACCTTCAACTGATTATTTATTTAATAATAGCATTACAAATACAAATTTAGAAAAAACAATTGATAAAATAGACAAACTGAATACTTTAACATTTATCCCACGCGGTTAAAAATAAAGTTTAGGAAAAATAAAATATTGTATTAATTTATAATGCCAATTGGAGGAGCTAGAAAACAACGCGCTTTGTCTGTTCATGGATGTGGTGGAAATATGAAAGCTGGGTTACCATCGAGTGTTGGTGTCCCTCTTGCACAAAGATTAAGATTTCGTGATTGCACTTGCAAACTCGATAAAGGTAAGGGTAAATGTGCCAAAAAATAATTAATTTTCAAATTTTTAAATCAATTTTTAATTTTTATTTCAAAAATTAAAAATATTAAAGTTCTTCATTATTTTTTTAAACCATGTTTCGCGCCATGTTCAGCGCCATGTTCGGTACCATGTTCGGTGCCATGTTCAGCGCCATGTTCAGCGCCATGTTCGGTGCCATGTTCGGTGCCATGTTCAGCGCCATGTTTCGCGCCATGTTCGGTGCCATGTTCAGCGCCATGTTCATCGCCATTATCATTTATAACTTCAATATCTTTTAATTTTATTAAATCTTTTATTTGTTCCCTTTTATTGTTATGCATATTTTGACTTTCTTTTAAAATAAATTTTCTTAATATTTTTAACATTGTCCTACTAATTGTATTATTTATTATTTGAAAAATTTTTATAATACCACCAGTAGTGCCAATAATAGATAATACATCTTTATCGTCGTTTGTTCTCAATATCCAAACATCAGATAATATAGCCATTAAAATAGCATTTGTTATTACGAGAACAATTTCTAATATTAATTTAAATCTTTTTTTAATAATATCATCTACTTCATAATTAGGTAATCTTTTTATATCTAAAAATAAATCTTCATAATACAATGGTTTTGATGCTGTATAATAAACAATCCAAGTGTAATTCCAAAAAAAAATAGCAGAAGCTACAAAAATAACAATAGGTAAATAAATTAATGTTCTTACTTCTTCAAACGGTAATATAGCTAATATACCAATAAATGGTAGAAAATATCTTTTAATTTGTATTTTTTTACATTTTTTCTTACAATCTTTACTACAACAATTTTTGCAACATCCGTTACCAATACACATAATTATTAAATTATTTTAATTAATATTTAAATAATTTAATAATATATTTTTAGTAATTAAGTTAATTTATAAAAATATAAAATATGGATAATTTCTATATGGAAAAAATACAAGAATCAATAAAGAATTCCTTTAAAGATATATTATCTGGTAATGTTAGCCCCAGAACAATTCAAACAAAATTAAAAGAAAATATTAGTAATTTAACAGGAGAAACCGTTGAAAACATTGGTATTCCAATGGATAAAACTATGAATATTAGCGAAAGTGTTTCTCAAAAAATACCAACTGTCGGTTTTAGTAAATGGAATATTTTTAAAATTATTTTAGCCATCTTTATTATTGGTTTATTAGGAATAAATGCTTATACATATGTTACTTATGGAAAAGATGCATTTACTTATTTTCTTGTCAATGATAGTGACAAAAATATAGTTGAAAATAAAAAATCTGAATTATTTAAAGAAAGCAATGTTGCAGATGATAAAGCCACAACCGCAATACATTCTTCAATTGATATTGAGGCAGAAAAATTATCAAAAAAAGAACAAGTTAACGAAAGCGATATAGAAAAAGCATTAAAAAAAAAAAATAAAAAATCTTATAAAGCTAATAATTTGTCAAATAATGTTAATAAAAAAGCAGGATATTGTTATGTTGGGTCGGATAGAAATGTAAGAACATGTGTTAAAGTTGGCGAGAATGATACTTGTATGTCTGGCGAAGTATTCCCAACCAGAGATATATGTATTAATCCTAATCTTAAAGAATAATTGCTATTTTTTACAATTATTTGTAAAAATATCTTCCAGTTTATTAAAAAAACTACTTTGAAATACATGATATTTATCATTTGATGCTAAACATGATTGTCTCGTAGAATGGTTTTTACTAGAATAATATTCATAAGGACAACCGCAATATTTGCATTCATAATTTCCCATTTAATTTTATTATAAAATTATTTTTATTATAAAATTATTTTATAAATTATTTTAAAAACATTAACACCATATTTCATTCGCTAAATCACACATTTTCATATTTTTATTAAATACATAAATAAACCCGGTTAGCTTAATGAGACCTATAATAAATATTATTTTATTAAGTCCAATGCTTAATTTTAAACTTTTTGATTGTTCGGAATGATATATTATTAGCCCAATCATCATTAAAAAAATAATTTCTATCAAAATAAAGATATACAATTTCATTTATACATATTATTTTTATAATTTTTTAAAAAAAATTATAAATTAATTATTACCTAAAAACCACCTCATGGATAAGTATGGTGGGAAAACACTCAATGTTTGGTTTGAAGACATATTTGGACCAGAAGAAATAATATCTTGAATTTCGGTTGTTGTGATAGCGCGATTATAATATCGAAGTGCAGATATTAAACCACTAAACCCACCTCCTTGGTTAATATTTACAGTTCCAGTATTTTGTCTCGGGACAGAAGATAATTCATGTCTAGCTACAATAGTTCCATTTATATACACATCTAAATTTCTGTTTTCCAATCTTATAATTAAATTAATCCATTTATGGATAGGTATATCTGGAATTTCAACTTTTTCTTTAATATCTTCAAATGTATTCATAACAATTATTAACTTATTTTCATTAGCGTCTAAATAAACACCAGGTGAATTATTTGGGTATGCCATACCCCTCATAGAATCATCAGTAGAGTTTATTCCGGAATCTCCTTTATTGAAAATATGTTTTATTTCACCTGGTCTAAAAGAATGAAAATTATCATCTTCTATCATTAACCAAGTAGAATACGTAAATTCTATACCACCGTCTTGATTATCTGATTTCAGTATAGGTTTTGAACTTGGTAATCTTGGGTCTTGTGAAATAATTACGCTTTTTTTCCCATTAATAATACCATCTATTAATATGGGATTTTTTACAGGTCCAAATAAACCATGCAAAACCACAACCATTGTTCTTAATAAAAATATAAATAAAATTAATACTAATAATATAAAAACTACTTTTGCAACCAAAGAATTAGATTCTAAAAAATCTTTAGAACCTGAAACAAATTTGTTATTCCTAAATTGGGAAAATACACCCTGTGGTTTTGGCTTAACTAAATCGCTTGCAGCATCTGCCATTTGAGTTAAAGGGTTAGATATATTTGATGATATTTTTTCTACACTTTCCATTATCTATATATTATATATTATGATAATATTTAGATATTTAAATTTCTAAACTACCGACTTCTTCATTATCTTTTATGTAAGAAAATTTCAATTTATATTTATTAAATAGATTACCAAGTAAACTTCCAGAATAACCTTCCTTGTATAATTCATACACTTCTCGGGGATTCAATGCTCTCGAATAATATCTAACCTTCGCAATGAACCCTTTAAACCCAGCTTTGCCTCCTACTGTATTTGGTGGACAAATATTAATATTCGTTTGACCATCTATCTTTGGAACGCCTTCTAATAAACAAGTCTTTACCAATTTACCATCAATATAAGTGTCTAACGCCCGATTATTAACAGTAACTGTTATATGAGTCCATTTTTGCAAAGGAATGTTTGAAACACGGCATTGTGTTGTTGGTTTCGTTTGATTTGTTAACTCACTTGTTCCAACGTCGCTAAAAACATGCATGTTTATAATTAAATCATTGGAAGATGACGCTAATTTTATCTCTGGGAATAATTCACCACTATTGTTTTTTCTTTGAACTATAATTTTATTTTTTCCCATTTTATAATTCCAATCACTAACATAAACCCACATCGTATATGTAAAATCTGTTGATTCTGCATTACCTGTTATTTGGGTATAACTTTTTATAACACTTGTATCCCCCTTACCCATTGATAATAAACTAGTTCTAGTCGGGTCAGTAAAAAAATATCTATAAAGCCACATTATAACAAGAAAGATAATAAATCCAATAATTATTGTTTTGAATTCCATATGTATAATATTATATTAGAAATTTTCTAAATAATCGGTGGGTTTTTATTTTTTAAATATCCATAGTTTGATTTTATTTTTGATTTTGAAATATACGATGGATAATAAATGACATTGCAAATTCCACCACCAATACCATTATTATGTCCAACAGTCATTGCATTGAATGTTTTAAATGGTGCAATTCTCCCTTCACTACCAACCAGTTCACCATCTAAAAATACATCGACAGTCCCACCCACATAATTAACTACTATATTATGCCATTTTTGCAGTTTAAAATTATCTTTTATAAAAATAGTTTTTAAAAAATTCTTTTCAAGTCTGGTTGGTTGTCCTTTCATTTTTTTAGATTTTATAATTAATCTATTTTTTTTTGAATTGTATCCAATAACTGGTTCATCGTTATAATTTAAAATTTCTGTAAATTCGTTATAAGAATTTTTAAAATTTGGTGGTTGGGAATGCACATATATCCAACATGACACTGAATAATTATATTTATAAGTTTCTGGTCTAATTTCCTTAAAATCTTTATGATTTGCCAAATATATTTTTTCTCTAAAGTATACTGGTTTATTCAAAACGATTAAACCCTTTTCAAAAAGATTATTGGCATCACTTTTCATTAATTCTAAATTCTTTATTTCTTCTTCTGTCTCTTTTATAACACTTTCAAATAATATTATTTGTTTTGTATTATATTGGATATGTTTTATTATATTTTCATATTCTTCTAAACACTTCCTTGATTCATATGCATCCATAATACTTTCACATTCTTTCCTGTTTTTAAAACCATATACATTCAATACTCTTTCTAATTTATATATATTTTCTGGGTTATCCAAATTCTTTTTTATGATTGTTTCCCAAGCATCTTCTGTTAATTTACTTTTTATAATTATTAAACTAGTTAACTGCCCTGGACCATTTTCATATACTTTTTTAGAAAATTTTATAGCTTGATTAACTTTATCTGTCATAATTGAAAAAACATTTGTATCGCTATCAAAGTTATCTTCTAATTGTATTTCATGTCTCTTTTTTATTTCTTTTTCTATTTGTTCATATTGATAAGAGGTAACATAATTTTTTAATTGTTTTAAATTTTTAGGAACCTCTTTAAATATCAATGGTCTTTTTCCATCATAGCCTAAAAAGTTTTCATTCCATTCTTTATTTTTATCCGTTTCATCCGTTTCACCCGTTTCACCCGTTTTAACTTTTTTTTCATCCTTTCTAGACCATTTGCATTTTGCTTTTTGTTTATCACTTGAAAATGATGGTTTATGATTTGTTTTTGTTTCAATAGAATTCCATGTAATATTTTTTGTTCTAATATTCAAATCGCCCAACATTTCTATTTCTCCTTCTCCCTTTCCACCTGTTTTACTAATGCAAAACTCATCTAAATTTGTATTTATCAATAGTCTTATATCAACGGGAACAAGTGTTGGGTGTGGTTTTTCTTTTGTCACTGACATGTCAGAATTAATTTTTATAATTTCAACATTGCTATTCATTGGGTCAAAATTTTTAATAATATCTATCTTATTTTTTAGTCTAATATTTTTATGTTTTAACTCCTCTATTTTAAAAGTTATTTTGTTCTTTTTATTTCTATCGCCAAGAATTCTTATATATCCAGCTTTTGATAATAAAGGCATTATAAGAACCCCCAATATAATAACAATTTCTGCTATTAAAATTCCGTAAACTACTTTTGGTGTTCTTTTTAATTCAAAATATAAGAAATTTACTAAATCCAAAAATAAACAAGGTAATAAAAATATAAAATTATATATTACTTGGATAAACGGATTTTTTACATATTCTCTAATCCTATCCTTAAACTTTATCAATACAGATGCTAAAATAATTATTACACTTAATGTTATCAAAAGTGTAGATAAAAATTTGGGCGCAGCATCTGTTGTTGCAGCATAATATAATAATCCTGCAAACATTGCTAATGCAACACTAACAAAAATAGATAAATATACGTAATGAATTGTTCTCTCTGTGATTTTACTATTTAGTTCTTCAGGGGAAGACATTTTTACATCTTTATTAAAGTTATTTACCAATAATGACATAAAAACAATAAATCCTATAAACAATGCTATACCACCGATAGTTAAAGGATAGTTCTTTGTTATTTTTCCCCCAGAATTTGTTTGTTTGTATTTCACATTTCTTTTTATACCATGCCATTTATTTGGTGCAAAAAAATTCATAATGGGATTTAAAATATATAAAAATCCATTAATACCTTTGTCTTTTGCGAATGTTAAATAACTACTGTTGTATAATAAAAACATTAATAAGATAAATGACCCACCACCAAACATCAATATGGTGTCTAATCTTATATGCTTCCAACTTTTATCACCCCGTGGTTCATCCATGGCATTTGGCCAAAACTGTTTTACAAATTTGTTTAAAACATTTTTAATTCTAAAAAATTTTTCAAAAAATGCATTAAAATAACCAGATAACCCTTCTGGCGTTTGCATTATTCTTAAAATCTTTACACCAAAAAAACCAATCATTAATACAAGTAAAACTATTATTGGAAAATATACTATAACTGGTAATACATAATTTGCTATTTTAACCGTTGAATCTGCTTCAACACTTTCAGTCATTAATATATTTTAATGATATTAAATTTTATAAAATTATTTATAAAATTATAAAATTATAAAATTATAAAATTATAAAATTATAAAATTATTTTTTTATAATTTTATTATTTTATATTATTTTGTAGTGTTTTTTTTCTGTGACAATTTGGACACAATGCTGCTAAATTAGAGACATGGTTTGAACCACCAAATTGTAGTTCTATTTTATGGTCTACTTCAAATGTTGCATCCAACATACTATTACACATATCACATTTCCATTGTTGTTGAGCTGCTACATATTTCTTTTTACTTTCGCTTACACATCTTTTATGTTTTTGTCCACCGTTTTGACCAGAATTCATCATTCTTCGCATTTGTGGTGTATTATAATTTGGGTTGTTTGATAAATGTGGTAAAACATCTGGGTTCGGTTTAAAATTATTAAATTTTTCACTAATTTTTGTAAAATCCATAATAGGTGAAATTAAATCACTAGTATTCTTATCTATTGGCATATATCTTATTAGACTATTGGCGTGAACTAACATATTTTGTGATTCATTTGGATGTTTTTTTATAAACATATAGATTGATAACCCGATAAACCCATACATTATCATTTTGTAATATTTTTTTCCCAATATTAAATAGTGAGTATATTTTCCTTCGTAATAGGTATTTACTACTAAAAATATTGTTATTAATATAACCCATTTTCTTATATGCATATAAAATAATTAAATATTAGTTTTTTTTGTTTTTCTGTTTTTTCTGTTTTTCTTTTTGGTATTTTTTTTTTGGTTTTTTTTTGTTTTTCTATTTTTTTTTCCATTATTTCTCTCCAAAAATCTTTTTATTTTTTTTTGTAAAACATTGTCGCTTAAATTTTCTATTTTTTTAATTTTATTATAAGGCATTTTATCTAAAGATTTGCATATCTTACAATGGTTAGCCAAATCTTCAATCGACATCTTATGATAAGGTTTATTTGGCTTATATAACTTTGACCCATATTTTTCCGTTTCTTTCATTAATTTTAAATAATATTAAATTATTATTTAAAATACGTAATATTTGATTACTATTCCTGACCGCCAATTGTTGTATTTTGAGTACTACCCACACTGCTTCCGATAGTGGTTCCTTGGCTGCTTCCGATAGTGGTTCCTTGGCTGCTTCCGATAGTGGTTCCTTGGCTGCTTCCGCGGCTGGTTCTCCTTGTTCCTCTACTGCTTCGACGACTTCCTTGGCTGCTTCGACGACTTCCTTGGCTGCTTCGACGACTACCCTGACTGGTTCTCCTGGTTCCTTGGCTGCTTCGACGACTACCCTGACTGGTTCTCCTGGTTCCTTGGCTGCTTCGACGACTACCCTGACTGGTTCTCCTGGTTCCTCGGCTGTTTCTCACACTACCCTGACTGGTTCTCATGGTTCCTTGACTGCTTCGACGACTACCCTGACTGGTTCTCCTGGTTCCTTGGCTGCTTCGACGACTACCCTGACTGGTTCTCCTGGTTCCTCGGCTGCTTCGACGTTCCTCGGCTGCTTCGACGACTACCCTGACTGGTTCCTATGCTGGTTCCTATGCTGGTTCCTCTAGTGCTGTTAATACTTCTTCTTTGAGAATATTCTTTAATCCATTTTTTATAATCTTCACCTAAATTGTCATTTCTATTTAAAAAAAATTTTTCAAATCTATTAAGAATACCACTATTGATTTCAATAATGTTGCTATTGTTTAATGCTCTATAGTTTATCCTTGTTGAAAATTGATTATTTAAGTTACAAAACTGTTTAAGTGAAATACATTCTTTTTTTAAATTTTTGACATCTCTTGTTAATTCACCTATTTTTTTCGCGAGACCCAACTTTTTTTTTTTGGTTTTTTTTGACATATATATTAAATTAATAAAATATAAAAATATAATTAGTTTAAATATAATATGACTTGGACAGAAGAAGATTTATATTATTTGGAAAAAATACCAAATATTTCTCTATTAAAAATTTCATATTATGCCAATAATAGAATAAAACATGAAATGATATCTATTCAAAAATGTATAGACCAATCTATTAAATGTGATAGAGGTATAAAATTTAAAAATATAGACCCAATTTTTGTAGATTTTCTAATTAATGATAAAAACAAAATAACATTTAATTTATTATTTAAATATAAATATACTATTAATTTCCAAATAATACTTCATAGTGATTATCCATTTAAACCACCCGAATGTAAAATTCTAAACGCAGAATATAATGGTGATTATAAAATATTACTTGCAAGAATATCTGAACATTATTATGGACAAAATAATATGCCTGTTAAATCGACAGAAAAATGTTTATGTTGCAATACTGTTTTATGTAGGAACAATTGGCATCCAGTAACAAAATTGTCTTGTTTATTAGAAGAAATTAACACAAATACAACATATATGTATGATATTGTTTATAAAATGCTTGAAAATAAAATTTATGACAAGTATCTTGGTTATCAATTATTATAATAATAAATAGATATTGTTACTAAAATTGACATTATTCCACCATAAATAACTTTTTTCTTACCTTTAATTGCTTCTTTATTTATTATTTCTTTTGGTTTATAATGTTTATAGTATTCTTCTAAACTTTCGTAAAATGTTTCAGTTGTTAATCCTAATTTTTTATTTATTTTGTTAAATAAAAAGTGTACCCACTTCATAAATGATGTTTTTGAACTTAAATATGGTGTTACTGGAAAGTCGTTCAACATTTTTTCCATAAAATTACCAATTGGCTCATCTGGGAAAAATACAGGTAAATTTTGTATTAAATTATAATATTTCCTAACAGTTACCTCGTTTGGTGTTTCGGGGTAATTAAGTGCAATCGTTTGTAGAGTAAATTTAAGTTTTGGAAGCCATACGTCGTGTTTTAATTTCATTATATAGATAAAAATATTAAAAGATAGCGCATTAAACATATAAGAATGAAAACGTATAATTTTTGTAATAATTGTGGGAAAAAAGGACATATTTTTCAAAATTGTAAAAAACCAATAATTAGTTCTGGGATAATTTCTTTTAGTTATTTTGAGGATGAATTAAAGTATTTATTAATTTGTCGGAAAGATAGTTTAGGGTTTGTTGATTTTGTTCGGGGAAAATATAATTTAAATAATCTTAATCATGTTTTAAATCTAATAGATGAAATGACAATAAAAGAAAAGGAATTATTGTTAACAAAAAGTTTTGATGAATTATGGGATTATTTATGGGGAAACTTTGTTGGAAATCAATATAAGGGTGAGGAGAAAATATCAAGAGAAAAATTTAATAAATTAAAAGAAGGATTTTCAACGGAATTATCACTAAAAGAACTTTTAGAAAAATCAAAAACTGTATGGTTGGAACCCGAATGGGGATTTCCGAAAGGTAGGCGAAATAATTTAGAAAATGATATCAATTGTGCCGTTAGGGAATATATAGAAGAAACCGGACACGAAAGAAATTATTTTAAAATTATTGAAAACATATTACCATATGAAGAAATTTTCACGGGTTCTAATTTTAAATCTTATAAACATAAGTATTATTTAGCATATATTGGGAACAATAACATCAATAATAATAATTATCAAAAAAGCGAGGTAAGCAAAATAAAATGGTTTACATATGAAGAAATTAAAAAGATAATAAGACCATATAGTTTAGAAAAATTAAAAATTATTCAAAACGTAGATAAAACATTAAACAATTATAAATTATATAACTTTAAATAAATATAACTATTTTATATATTAATGCAAAAAGGTGGTTTAAAAAATGAGGTTGATTTTAATATTTTTATAAAAAATGGAATATTTAAACCTTCTTCTGACAAATTATATTTTAAAAAAAAGAAAAAATCCAGTAACAAAATTTATCTTATTTTGCATAATAATGGTATTATTGAATATAATGGTAAATTTTACAAACAAGGGCAATGTGATTATAAAATATTATTAAATGATTCAAGTAAAATAGACATTCCTGAAAATATAAATAAGGATGATGGTCCACTGTTATATGATTTTAATGATTTAAAAAAGATATTATTTGAAGGTAGTAAAATTCCTAAAACAAAATCTTTATTGCAATTTTTATATTATACTTTAGATAACGATGGTGAAACTAAAGAAAATTTTATATATAATGAATGGTTGCCTGCAATTGGAAAAAAACACAATTTCCCAAAAGAAAAAATACATAAAGGGAAACCGTGGAATTCGAAAAATGATTCTTTGGTAAAAGATTCGAAAAATTATGTATTATCTTTATCTCAAAGGCGTTTGCGATTTATAAAAACACCAACTAACTTATTTTTAAAAGCTGCAAAAAAATGGTCCTTTAAAAATTTAAATGTTTTTATAGAGGAATTTAACAATGGAACTCTCAATACAAAATTCATAAGACAAAGAAGAGAAATTAGTTTGAAAAAAAATTTGGGAAAAAAACCATCTGTACCAAGATTGTCAAATTTATCAAATGAAACAAAAAATGAAACAAAAAATGAAACAAAAAATGAAACAGTTGATAATGAAGTTGCAGAAGGTATTTTAATATCAGATAGCCAAATACATAATGATGCAATAATTGCCGATGGTGTTATCAATGAAGAAAGCCAAAAGGAAGAAAGCCAAAAGGAAGAAAGTCAAAAGGAAGAAAGCCAAAAGGAAGAAAGCCAAAAGGAAGAAAGCCAAAAGGAAGAAAGCCAACCTGTTAATCCAATGGGTATATTTTTAGAAGAAACACAAGAAAATGATGATATATCATTGCCAAAAATTGATTTAAAATTATCAAAATCAGCAACCAAATCAGCAACCAAAGCAGCAACCAACGCATCAACCAAAGCAGCAACCAAATCAGCAACCAAATCAGCAACCAACGCAGCAACCAAATCAGCAACCAAAACATCGCCAAGTGAAGATGACCGAGTATTTAATGAGGAAGACGTAATTCAAAAACTTATATCTGGTGTAAGTTTGGCAGAATTTATAGAAATATCAAAATTAAAATTAAAGAATTTGGATAAATCAAAATATTATACACCTAGGGTTTCAGTATTAAATAAATATAAGTCTTTGGTTGATAAAAAAAAATTATTGAGAATAGCTATTATTAAAGAAAATGATAAAATAAAAAAATTTTTATATAAACCAGAAAATTGGTATGATAACGAAGAAGCTTTTCTAAAATTTAAAGAAAAACATTTAAATCCTATAATATTGAAATTAGAAAGAGAAAATCATCTCAAAGAAAGAAATAAATCAATTGAAAGTGGTGATAGTGGAACAAAAGGAGAAACAAAGGGAGAAACAAAGGGAGAAACAAAAGGAGAAAAGGTTAATTTGAAAATAAAAGAAGTAAAAAGAAGCGAATTTAAGGCAAAAGAATTTAAAAATGAAGGAAATTGTGAAGAAATATTAAAAGCAGTGAAAGATAAAAATATTACCGTTGATAGTCCAGAGTATAATAAATATAAAACATGTATCGAAGAAATAAATAAAAAGAGGCTAAAAAATGACGAATTGCCCGAATTGTATCCACACTTGGATGATGAAGAATTTAATAAGAAAATCTTTTTAAAAAAAGAATTTAATGAAACAAAATATGATGAAGTTAAAATAGAAGATATTCAAAATATTGAAAAGAAGGTTAATGAATTATGCAATCCAACAGAATTTCAATTATCACCTCATCAAATGTTTGTAAGAAACTATTTATCTTTTAATACACCATATAACAGTCTTTTATTATTTCACGGACTTGGAACAGGAAAAACATGTTCGAGTATAACAGTTACTGAAGAAATGCGCCAGTATTTAAAACAAATGAATATTGAAAAAAAAATAATAATAGTAGCTAGTCCAGTTGTTCAAGAAAACTATAAAATACAACTTTTTGATGAAAGAAAGTTGAAAAAGGTTGGTGGTGTTTGGAATATTAAATCTTGTACAGGAAATATTTTTATAAAAGAAATTAATCCGATCAATTCAAAAATTTCGAGAGAAAAATTAGTATCACAAATAAATAAAATAATAAAAAAATGGTATATTTTTATGGGTTACAATCAATTTTCTAATTATATAAACAAAATGATTAATAAATACAGAATAAGCGATGACGATGATAAAGAACAGAAAAAAAGAAAAAAAAAATTAATACAAAATGAATTTTCTAATAGAATGATTGTTATCGACGAGGTTCAAAATATCAGAAATACCAAAAAAATAAAAAAATCTTCCAATAATTTTTTAGAACTAGTAAAATATACCGATAATCTAAAACTAATTCTTTTAACAGCAACACCTATGTATAATAACCCCGAAGAAATTGTTTGGTTATTAAATTTAATGAATATAAATGACAATAGGGTTCCAATTAGCGTTTCTGATGTATTTAATAAAAATGGTGAATTATTAGTTACCAATGATGGACAACAAATTGGTAAAGAGCTTTTAATTAGAAAAATGCGAGGCTATATTTCGTATGTTAGGGGGGAAAATCCTTTTACATTTCCAAATGCAATATATCCATATGATTACGGTGAAGCATTTTCTATTAAATCCCTCATGGAAAATTCACAGTGGTCATATCCATCTTTCCAAATGAATAATAAAGAAATAACCGACCCAATAAAATTTTTAGATATTTTAATAACGCCGATTGGGGAAGAACAAAGCGAAATGTATAATTATGTTATTGAAAAATTAAAATTAAAAAATAAAAATTTGGAAGAAGAAAGGGAAGGATTGCAATATACCATTATTGATCCACCACTACAAATTTTAAATTTTGCCTATCCACATACAGATTTTAAATATGGAGAGAAAAATGATATAAATTTTAAAAGTTTTTATGGTAAAGAAGGACTGGAAAGAATTTCAAGTGAAAAATTTACAAGAACAAAAAAGAACTTTAAATACAAATCCGAAATTTTACAAAAATATGGTCGTATTTTCTCTCCAGATGAAATTGGAAAATACAGCAGCAAAATGGCAAAAATAATTTCCACTATTAAAAATTCAAAAGGAATTGTTTTAATATATTCACAATTCATTGACGGCGGTTGTGTGCCAATTGCTTTAGCCCTTGAAGAAATAGGCATAACTAGGTTTGATAAAAAATTGTCTTTATTCAAAGATAAACCTGTCGATGATATAGATGCTATAAATTTAAAAAGCAATCAAGAAACAAAGGAATCAACAAAGGAATCAACAAAGGAATCAACAAAATTTTACCCTGCCAAGTATGCTATGATTACAGGCGACCCATATTTGTCACCAAGAAATAAACAAGAATTAAAAGCTTGTACTGATTCAAATAATATTAATGGTGAAGTTATAAAAGTAATTATAATATCAAAAGCAGGAAGTGAAGGCTTGGATTTTAAAAATATTAGACAAGTTCATATATTAGAACCTTGGTTTAATTTTATGCGAACATCGCAAACAATAGGAAGAGCTATAAGAAATTTAAGTCATTGTGCACTGCCTTATATGGAAAGAAATGCGCAAATTTTCTTGTATGGAACTGAATTGAAAGAAAATAGATATGAAGCAATAGACATGTATATGTATAGATTGGCAGAAAAGAAAGGTATAAAAATAGGCAAGATAGCTAGATTATTAAAAGAAAATGCAATAGATTGTTTATTGAATTATCAGCAAACTCAAATGTATCAAAGCCTTTTAAATAAAACCGTTTTGCAAAATCTATCTACAAAAGAACAAATAGAATATAAAATAGGAGACCGTGAATTTAGCGTTATGTGTGATTTTATGGAATGTCAATATGGGTGTAATTCTAAAATAAGTGAAAACGATAAAGTTAACACAACAACATATAATAATAGATTTTTATTAGTAAATAGTGAAATAATTATTAAAAAAATTAAAGAATTATTTATACAAAAATATGTTTACACAAAAGATGAATTAATTAAATTCATCAATTATTCAAAAGAATTTCCATTGGAACAAATAAACGCATCTTTAAATTATTTAATTGAAAATAAAAATGAAAATTTAGTTGATATGATTGGTCGTAATGGGTTTTTAAAAAATATTAATAATATTTATTTATTTCACCCAATAGAATTAAATGAAAATGCCAAATTAACCAATTATAAATTAAGAAATCCAGTGCAATATAAACCAGAAAAATTAATATTTCGTTTAAACAATACTATATCTAAAAAAAAGAAACAAATTAATAAGACAACTATTATTGAAAAGTTAAATGAAAGTTTTTCAGTTTTAAACGAAGAACCCAAATCAAAAAATTTAAAAAAACAATATAATTGGGAATATAATGCAGCTATTGCTATATTTAGTTTGGTGAAATATAATAACATTGACAAATTACTTTTAATAGAATTTTGCGTATATCATATCATTGATACTTTTTTATATAATGAAAAAGTTGAAATTCTAAAAATAATAAATAACACTTCTTTAGAAACAAAAAATGAAATAACTTTAAATAATACATTATTTGGATATATAGCAAATTATTTTCAACAATTTGCTTTTTTTTATAAAGAAGAAAAATATTACATCATAAGAAATGAAAAAATTAACAAATATAAATTTTCAATAATTTCAATTAAAAATGATGAAATAATAGATTTGCCAATAAATACTGCGTTATTTAGAATATTGGGAAAAAAATTTAAAATTTCCATTAATGAAATTAATCCAACATTTGGTTTTATTGGCAAATATAACACGTCATATGTTTTTAAAACCAAAGAATTTAATTTAACCAATAATAAAAAAAATAATACCGGTGTAGTTTGTCGAGGAAATAAACCAAAATTAATTAAACTAGCTAATATTTTTCATAAAGAAAATGGTAATGAAAAATTTTTCATGAATGGTAAAAAAATTACAAATATTTATGGTTTAAATAATGATACTTTAAAAAAACACCCATTGTTTAAAAAAGATAATATTAATTTAAAACCTGAACAAATCTGCATTGAAATTGAATTATTATTACAATATTATAATTATACAAATTTAAAAGAAAAAAAGTGGTTTTTCTATTCTATATTTGAAATATTATATGGTATTAGAGAATTACCAGTTCTCTCAAATATTTCAACAAAAATAATAAATTGAAACTTATATAATTAATATAAAAATATATTATATTATATATTAATGTCCTCGAAGAAACAATCTATTTACTTTAAAAATATACTTCAAAAAGATATAAAAATTAATATTTCAGATATTGGAACAAATTTAAATTCCGTTATAAAAGAAATATTGGCTTCAAAATATGAAGGTAAATGTTTAAAAGAAGGATATATTAAAAATAATAGTATTGTTGTTATAAATTACTCTTCAGGTCTTCTGGAAACAAACCAGGTCTTGTTTTCAGTTTCTTTTGAATGTCTTATTTGTAGACCAATGGAAGGTATGAAAATTAAATGTAAAGTTGATAATGTTACAAAAGCTGGAATCAGGGCTTCTTATTTTAATAATATTGAATCACCCATTATGGTATTTATTGCAAGGGACCATTATTATAATAATTCAATGTTCACCAAAATAAAAGAAAATGATATTGTTATAATTAAAGTAATTGGAACTAGATATGAGTTAAATGATAATTTTATTTATATCATCGCGGAATTATTAAAAATTCAAAAGAAAAAAAAGCAAAATAAGACATCAAAAATTAAATTATAATTATTTAAATATTTTTACTTAAAATTATTTATATGTGTTTAAGTAAATGGTTTCTATAGAAGAATTAAAAAATTTAAGAAATGTTATAGATAATATGAATCCTTTATATCATTCTAAAATTTTTGATTTAATAAAAGAATTTAACATGATATATAGTGAGAATAAAAATGGAATATTTATAAATATGAATAATTTATCAAAAGAATGTATAGCAAAAATTTATGAATATTTGGAATATATTAAAAAACAAGAAAAAACATTTTCTGATGTTGAAAAAATAAAAAAAGAGTTTAAAAAAGATTTTTTTTCAAATATAAAAAATCACAAAAATACTCTTGAAAATACTGTTGAAAATACTGTTGAAAATACTGTTGAAAATACTGTTGAAAATACCGTTGAAAATACTGTTGAAAATACTGTTGAAAATGCTGTTGAAAATTAAACAATTTTTTAATATAATATAAAAGAAAAATTGTTATTATTATTAGTATGTCGTGTATTTTTGAATCAAACGAATTTTGTTTAAATAAAAAAAATATTTCTTTTATTTTAAAAGAAAATATTTTTAAAAATTACAAAGAAGTATGCAATAAATACAGTCCAGAAGAAAACGATGAAAAAAAATATGCAAAGAATGCAAAAAATGGTGAAAAATATGCAAAAAATGGTGAAAAATATGCAAAAAATGGTGAAAAATATGCAAAAAATGGTGAAAAATATGCAAAAAATGGTGCAAATGATGTTTTTATAAAAGAAAAAGTATTTTTTTGAAAATGATTATAGTAATTATATGATGTTGGGAAAAAATACATATTCATTCGAGATGAAAGAAAAAACCAAATTAATAAAAAATATAAAAGAAAAGAAAAAGGAATTGAAACACTTTAAAATTAAGGTAACTGATATAGAAGCAGATTTATTATATAGTAAACAAATAAATGTTTCTACCCTGTTTATACTTCTTATTCTAAAAAATATAAATTTTTTATATTTTACTGAAAATTTAATCTATCAATGGAAGGGTGGCGACGATAAGACTTTCATTTTAAAGCATAATACATTAGATAATATATATACAAATGAAGATAAAGCTTTAACTGACGAATATTTTGAGTTATTGAAAGAATCAAGATTATTAGTAGATAATTTAAAAAAACCAGTGAGAGGGTTATCTTATTATAAAGTTAACGATTTGAAAGAAATGTGTAAAAAATTAAATATAAATATTATGAAAAATGCAAAAAAAACTTTTTCAAAAAAAGAATTATATGAAAAAGTTATTCAAAAAATTTGTTAATGTTTTAATATTTAAATTGATTCAATATAATTTAAAATAATATCATTTTAAATTATATAGAATGAGTAATATCTCAAATAAAAATACATTATCGGATTATGTAGATGTATATTTAGCAAATAAAAATGTAAAAGATGAACTAGAAGTTAGATTTGCAACGAAACATTATAATCCACTGACAAAAATAAAATTCGATAAAACTATAGAAAAATTAAGAAATTCTGGATTTGAAATTATTTCTAGTAATGAATATCATTTAAATATTCAAACAGAATTTTTCGATGTTCCATCTGGAAGAAAAAAAATTTCAAATATTAGAACAACAATAAGGGGTCTATTCAATATACAGAAATATTGTAAAACAAATACATTTAACATGGATATTGTTCCGGAATATATTACATTTATGCAAAAATTTTATAAGTCAAAATATTTAAAAGGAAAAGAAAAATATTATCCCATTGATTATGATAATTTTGAGTTTCGTTTAAATTATAAGGTTGAAAAAATGTTAACTACAAAACAACCATTATTGACAAATATTCTTAATGGGTGGAATGACTCTAAAAAAACTTTCAGGTTGATTAAAAGAACTACTTTAAAACACCCAGAACTCCCATATCAAATTGACTGTAGTATAATAAAAACATCAAAAAATAAAAGAGGAACATCTATGTTAATACCAACTTATACAGTGGAAGAATCAAATTTATTTAATAATATAGAACATTATGAAATAGAATTGGAATTAATAAATAAGGATGCCTATAAATATAGTTCAATTGATTTAGAAGATTTATTAAAGAAAGGTATACAAAAAGTTATTAGTGGGATACAATATTCTAATTTCCCAGTATCATATTCCGAATTGAATAGCATACTCAAAAATTATTTAAAATTAACACAATCTCAAAAAAAGTATGAAGAATTAAAAGAAGATACCCATTATAATTTAAAAAGAAGAAAATCAAGAAGATTTTTCATTGGTCCAGGCTCTATCAGTTTAGAAATGAACAATATTGTTCCTTTAAAAAGTGGAAATGCGACGAAAGAAAATATTAATAACCCGTATACAGTTACTGAAAAAGCAGACGGTATAAGAAAATTACTGTATGTTGCAACCAATCTAAAAATATATTTAATAGATATTAATTTGGAAATTGAGTTTACCGGTTTAATTTGCAACAATAAAGATTATACCAATACTATTATAGATGGTGAGCATGTCATGTATGATAAAAATGGTAAATATATTAATAAATACCTATGCTTTGATATTTATTGGACAGGTGATGAAGATGTAAGAGTTTTTCCTTTTATAAATATGGAAAATATGAAATATGATGCAAAAATATCCAAAGAAATTTTTAGATATACCGAAATGATGAAAGCTTTATCAAAAATGGATTTTAAACCGATAACAAATAATTCATTTGCATTAAAAGTTGAGGCAAAAGAATTTTATAGTAATATAAATGTTTCAATCTTTAAACAATGTAAAAGAATCATAGATAAAACAAACGATGGGTTATTTGATTATGAAACGGATGGTTTAATTTTTACACCCATTAATAAAAGTGTGGGTTCAACAAAAAACGGAATTCTTGAAAATAATAAAACATGGAATTTGAGTTTTAAATGGAAACCTCCCGAATACAATACCATTGATTTTCTCGTAACAACCAAAAAAATATCAAATGGTAGAGAGTTTATTGGTAATATTTTCAATGAAGGTGCCTCGACAAAAACATCGGAGCAAATTTCTTCTTTTAAAACGATGGTGTTAAATGTGGGTTTTGACGAAAGAAATCATGGGTTTTTAAATCCATTAAACGATATAATTGATGATAATATTTTTGAGAAAAAATATGAGAAAAATAATTACAAACCTGTTCCATTTTATCCAACTGAACCCACACCAGATTACCCAATCCACTTATGTAATATTATGTTAAAAAAGAAAAACCAACAAATGAAAATGCTAACTGAAGATGGGTTGCAAGAAATTAAAGATAAAATGATTGTAGAATTTAGATTTGAAAAAGATTCAGAAGAACATTGGCAATGGAAACCAATTCGAGTGAGATACGATAAAACAGCGGATTTTAGGAGAACAGGTAGAAATTTCGGGAACGCATATCATGTTGCACAGAGTGTATGGCGTTCGATAAACTTTCCAATTACCGAAGAAATTATAACAACAGGTGATAATATTGAAATTTCTAACTATGATTCAAATGTTTATTACAATAGAAAATCAAAAGAGACATTTACAAAGTCATTAAGAGATTTTCATAATCGATTCGTAAAAAAAAAGTTGATAACAAGTGTTGCAAATAGAGGTTCAAAATTAATTGATATGAGCGTTGGTAAAGCCGGTGATATTCAAAAATGGATTGATGCAAAATTAAGTTTTGTTTTTGGTATTGATTATTCAAAAGACAATATTGAAAATAAAATGGATGGTTCTTGTGCTAGATACATCAAAATTAAAAGAAAACGACGAAATATGTTTGACGCTTTATTCATTCATGGTAATTCAAGTATGAATATAAGAAATACAAGTGCGGCATTCGACCCGAAAAGCAAAATGATTATAAATGCTATTATGGGTGTGGGAACCAAAGACGAGTCAAAACTAGGTAAAGGTGTATACAAACATTTTGGACGAGTAAAGGAAGGATTTGATATCGTTTCAAATCAGTTTTCAATACATTATTTCTTTAAAGATAATTTATCTATCAATGAATTTGTTAGAAATTGTTCTGAAAATTGTAAAATGGGTGGATATGCCATTGGGACATGTTATGATGGTCAACGCATTTTCAACAGATTAAAAACAAAAGCAAAAGGAGATGCAATATTTCATTTAAATAATGAAAAAAAAATATGGTCCATAACAAAATTGTATGATAATGATGAATTTAACCCAGATGAAAGTAGTCTTGGTTATAAAATAGATGTTTATCAGGAATCTATTAATAAAAGTTTCGTTGAATATTTAGTTAACTTTGATTATTTTACAACATTAATGATTAATTATGGATTTGTTTTATTGAGTAAAGAAGAAGCTAATAAATTGGGATTGCCTTCATCAGTTGGTAGTTTTTCGGAATTATATGGAATAATGAATCAAGAAATTAAAAGTAGAAGATTGAAGAAAATGGATGTTGGCACAGCAACTGATATGACGGAAGAAGAAAAAGATATTAGTTTTTTGAATAATTATTTTGTATTTAAGAAAATAAGAGACGTTAATGTTCCAAATGTATTTAACGTTGAAGTATCGAAAACAATGAATATTGAAAATATTAATCTTGAAATGAAAAGTAGAGAAATGATAAAAAAAATTATGGCAGAGCGCATTCAAAAGGTATTTATAAAAAAATTCAAAAAGAAATTTACACTGCCTACAAAAAATTAAATTCATAAAAATATTTAAAATATTTAAAAATATTTCATATTTTTATGAATAAATATAAAATATTTTTATAAATAAATATAAAATAGTTTAAAAATTCAATTGGTATTATACTATTAACCCTTTTATGACTTATTTTAGAATACCAATAAATACAAATATAAATATAACAGATAACAATTTAAAATTAGAATTAAACTTAAAAAATGTTTCAAACCAAATATGTAGTTTTAGTCTATTAAAATATTTAATAAAAACAAAAAAAAAAATTGACACTGTTTCTTATTTATGGGATACTATGAAAATATATACAAATCCATATGAATTTATACATACAAATGTGCCCAATCATCAAAATTCGGTGAGCAATTATAAGCCTATATCCCGTGCTTTTTTTAAACTACTGGAAATTTATAATTTATTTAATATTTTAGATTATGATAGACCCATTAATACGTTTCATTTAGCAGAAGGTCCTGGCGGCTTCATAGAAGCGACACTTTTTTTAAGAAATAACAAAAAAGACAATTATTATGGTATGACGTTGATTGATAAAAATAATAGTGTCCCCGGTTGGAAAAAAAGCAAGAAATTTTTAGAAAAATTTCCAAACATTTCTTTAGAAGGTGGTTCAGATAATACGGGTGATTTATTTAACGAAGAAAACTTTAAATATTGTAGTCAAAAATATGGAAATTCATTAGATATTATTACAGGAGATGGTGGTATAGATTTTTCAAATGACTATAATGACCAAGAAAATCTTGCCGCGCGTTTAATTACAACACAAATATTTTATGCTTTATCGATGCAAAAAATAGGTGGAACTTTTGTTTTAAAAATGTTTGACATTTTTAATAAATGTTCTGTTGATGCAATTTATTTATTGTCTCTTTATTATGAAAAGGTATATATTGTAAAGCCTTATACAAGTAGATATGCTAATTCGGAAAAATATGTAGTTTGTCTGAATTATATTAAACCGTTGACGAAAAAATTAAAAATAAAATTTTGGGGAATATTAAAAATATTAAAAAGTATTGATTTTAAAAAATATAACATTTCATCTATATTGGATATTAAACAAAACTTGTATTTTATGAATAATATAGAAGAGATTAACATAATTTTAGGACAAAGACAAATAGAAAATATTCTTTTTACAATAAAAATGATTAAAAATAAAGAGAAATATAATGAAAAAATAACAAAATTTAAAACTAATAATATACAGCGTTGTATCAAATGGTGCGAAAATAACAACATTCAAACAAACAAATTTAAAAATGTTATTTCACCAAAAAATATCTTTTTAAATAAATAATATCCATTATATATATATATGCTGCGTTTACATATGCGTTCAAAAAGCCCTACCAGAAAAAAAAACCCTACCAGAAAAAAAAGCCCTACCAGAAAAAAAAACCCTACCAGAAAAAAAAGCCCTACCAGAAAAAAAAGCCCTACCAGAAAAAAAAGCCCTACCAGAAAAAAAAGCCCTACCAGAAGCAGCACCAACAGCACCAACAGCAATGCCGGAAGAGGTGCAGAGCAAATAAAAGATATTACAGAACATATAAAACTAATGAAAATTTATGCAGGCGCACTTAAGAAAAAAAAGAAAGACCTGATAAAAATAATATCGTCACCCAACAATAAAATTAGTAAAGGTGAATTTATTAAACTTAATCGTTCTTATTTTGAATTAAATAAAAAATATATAAATATATTAAAGAAATCATCTCCTCATTTTGATCCCGAAGCGTTTAACAAATTAAAAATGGGTGGTAAAAAAACAAAGAAACGTGGAAAAACAAAACGTGGAAAAACAAAACGTGGAAAAACAAAACGTGGAAAAAAACAAAAGAAAAAATAAAGAGAAAAATAATGAAAAACTTAAAAAAATTAAAACTTTTCATGTTTCAAATTTACCCAAGTATTTTCTCGAACTGATATTGCCAATAATCCTTTAATTCTCCTATTAATTTCAGGAAACGGTATATTTACCTCTAGTCGCCTATCCTCGTTAATATATTCTTTAAAAAGTTTATACAATTTTTTTATTGGTTCGTATTTTATATTTAAATCAAATTTACTTAATTGATTTAAAATCACCTTTACTTCACCCTGTCTTTCTTTTTTCGTTCTATACACAATTTTCTTTTTCTGTTTTTCTGGTTTCATTATAATCTAATTAATAATTATCATTTAAACATTTTTGATTTAAGAAAGATAAATATGGCGAAATTATATCTTTTATAAAACGATAATCTTGTCTTACTATTACATTGTCCAAAATATTAAAATACTTTTTATCTTGACTATTTTTTATTTCAAGTATTTTTTCTTTAAATCTTTCATTAAATTCTGCAAAAATACTATGGACAAATCTTGTGACATTTCCATTTTTCAATAATTTGCTACTTGATTCAATTTTCAAAATACCACCAAGTTTCCTTTTACTATTATAATACTTTCCATAATAATGAAATATTATAAATGGATACATATAACAAAATCCCCTCCAATCACTAGATTGAAGATTTGCACCCAAATATGTATCTGTTTCATCTCCAATATATTTTATAGTTTGGAGAGAATTTTCAATCAAATGTTTATTAAGAAAATTTACTAGTTTTCTCATCAAAGCAACATCAATACCCTCTTTATATATTACTTTTTTAATCCTTCTTTTAGACAAAATAGTTTCAATATCATGAAAAGTATTGTTCCCATGGGAATTTATAATAATACCTTTATAACAATCTTCATCTGGTTGAAATATTATTGAAATACCATGTCTATAAAAATTCGCGTCTTCTTTTGCATTGTATCCGTATCCACCAAGGTCAACGTTTAAAAATATTGCTTTACGATTGCCAACATCTTCAACAATTTTTTCAAATAATTCAAGTGTAAGAAATTCATCATTCTCATAATAATTTGCAAAACAAAAGTCAAAATTTGTATCATTTACGAGGACATCATGCATGTGTATATCTGTTGTTATATAAGTAATATTTTCAAATATATCAAACTCTTTACTCGAATTATAAACCAATTTATGGGATTTTGCACTTGAAAGACAATATTCCAATTCTAAACCAGCAGCTTGTGCATTAATTGTTGAAAATTTTTTTTGTGGTTTTTTATTAATAAAATGGGTTAGTGAAAACATTTTTGGAGAGAATTATATACATTATTTAAATGTATTGAAATTTTCAATTTATTTTTTTACCTTGTAAAATTTTTTATGTTTTTTTATGTATTCCTCCCTACGCGTATAAATATTGTAAAAATGTTGCAAGGTTTCAAACTCATCTCCATTTTCACTAACAATTCTATCTTTATATTGATAGCCAACAATTTTATCTTCGGTGAAGCAAAGAATAATTTTATTTAAATAACTCATTTTTAATAATATAAAAATAATTTAAAATTTTTTCAATTTTTTATATTTTTCTCTCCAAATATTAAGATGAAATCTAAAAATAAAAATACAAAAAAAATTACAAAAAAAATTACAAATAAAAATACAAATAAAAATACAAAAAAAATTACAAAAAAAAGACTGAAGTGCTTTGAATATAGACCGAAAAACTTTATATTTGGATATGGTAGTTTAATTTCATCAGAGTCAAGAATTTATACAGGGAAAGGTTATATAGGAGACCCTATACCGGTTGAAATTTCAAAGAAAGCTGGGTATAGACGAATATGGGTTTGTAAAAAAAGCAAATTTGGTAATAAAAGTTATTTAGCTTTGAGAAAATCAAAACACCCCACAAATATTCGCGGTGTAATTTGCCCTATATTTAAATGCATTGAAAATTTTGATAAACGGGAACATGGCTATAAACGGGTTAAATTAAAAATAAATACAAAGGAAAAACGCAAATTAATCAAAAACATTTCTTGGCAAAATATACCTAATTATAATTTCAATATTTATATGTATATTGAAAATAAATCTAAACCACCTAATAAAAAATGCCCCATTTCACAACGTTATTTAGATGTAGTTTTGTCAGGTAGCCTTGAATATGGTATAAAATTTGCAAAACATTTTTTAAAAAATACTTTTAACTGGAAAGATAATAATGGAGATGTTTTTTTAGTAAATGATAGAAAAAAGAAAAACCCACGAAAATATGATTTAAAATATATTAATTATAAAAGAATTGATAAAATAATGAAAGAAACCATCCCACATTGTTTTAAAAAAAGAATATAATCAATCATAACCACCACTGCTGCCACTGGAACCGCCACCACTGCTGCCACTGGAACCGCCACCACTGCTGCCACTACCGCCACTACCGCCGTACCGCCACCACTGCTGCCACTGGAACCGCCACCACTGCTGCCACTACCGCCACTGCTGCCACTACCGCCACTGGTACCGCCACTACCGCCACTGGTGCCGCCACCACTGCTTACACTGCTGCTGCCATAATTTTGGAAAGTCATAATTGGTATATCTTTTTTTGCAAAATCAAAAGCATTTCTATTTTTGGCACCTCGACTAGTAAGATTATTACATCTTAATCTTCCTAATCCCCAAATACCACTTCTTTGCGATGTTCTTCTTTCAGAACAATCCGGGTTATTATCAACATTTTTATTATTTCTATATGGTGGTCTAGAATAATGTCCTACGCCCTGTCTTGATATTAATGTTCCATTAACAGCGTTACCATATGATGCCTGTAAGTTTGTGTTATATTTCAGTCTAGCAATGCGGCTTCTCCCAGAAACAGCAGAATTTGTATTATATTTTCTATTGCGATATTTTACTACATTTTGGTGACATTTTACAGTATATGTTGTATCTATTGTATTATTAGAAATATCGGGAGTAACTATATAGTTATTAGAAATATCAGTTGTATTTCTAATTGCGCTCCTAGAATTTTGCGCATATGTCAGATTTCTTTTTTCATTGAGTAATTTTTTACTAAAAATAAAATCGTTTGACCGAATGCCATCTTTATTTAAAATATTTCTAATGTAAGGATTATAACACGTTGATTTTTTAAAATTTAATGCAACATTATCAACCATGATTTTTTCATTTGTATGACAAGGATTATTATCCGGACAAACAGTTGTTTTTCTCCAATGATTATATGGATTTCTAAAAGGTGTTTCACAGTCATTTGTTCTCCCTTGATTTATCGATGTTTGCGATTTTAACCTAACTTGTTCTACATTTCTTTTACTAAAATTATTGTTAAATAAATTTAATGTAAATGTCGTCATATAAATAATTTATTATTTTATTTTATTAAACTTTTATAAAATTAACAGTTGATGTTTTTTTGTGAAGTATTGCCTCGAACACGACCTCTAGCATTATTTTGGGGACAATTATTTTCCTTATGTTTTTCATTGTATATAAAACCTTCGTTTCTTGGTTTGCCAGCATAATATAAACCAAAGCATTTGAATTCATTACCCGAACCACAATTTTTTGATGATTTACCAGCTCTAATTGTATCCAGTTTCAATCTATCTAACCTCGAACTACTTGTCACAGCACCTTGAACACCATATTTTTTGTTATTTGGCTTCCATATAACCTTTGGTATAGCCCTATCGCATGTTCCATCTGTATTTTTACAGTCGCCCCCATATCCAGATGTATTACTTTCTCCAGTTGTTTTCCATTTACTACCATTTGGTAGATTTTTACTATATCTCTTTATTCTTAAGAAATCATTATAAGAATAACTATATTTTTTCTCATTGGAATTTGGCTGTCCATTTGACCGATATAAATGTTGCAAACTTCTATTAGGGTTTATGCAGTTTTTGTCGCAATTTTTAGTAACATCTGCTTTTAAAAAGCCAATAGCTTGGTTTGCTAAAACATCATCTTTTCTATTTAAAACACGGGTGCCCCTTCTTCTTAAAGTATTTGTTCCATCATCACAAACATACTTTTCGGCATGTCTTTTATCATTTCTGTGTATCCCTATATAGTTGCATTCTCTACAATCTGATAATTTGAATTTTCTTGACCAATACATATATATTATTTAAAAAGAAAAAATAAACTAATATTATATTAATGGAAATACCGATATATTTAATTTTAATTTTTTTATTTTTATGGATATTTTATAATCATTTTTTTCAAGTAGAAGGACTTGAGAATTGCGAAGAAGTAAGTTTAGGGACTAATTTTAAAAAAAAATCACCAGATGAGGTTGGTAACTTATCTGGAAATGAAAAAGAAATATACAACTGCAAATTAAATAAATATCAACAAAAACTAGAAGACCCAACTAATCTAAAATTAGCTTTAAGGCACACAACAAAAGAATTACCAGAAATTAAAAAACCAATATCAAGTATTGAAAAAAAATTTAATAAATTAAGAAATACTTATTCTAAATGGAAAGATAGTAAAACTACAAGGGATGATGCAATTGATAATTTATATAAATTTGTAGATGGTGAAGAACAATCTGGAAATAACGACCATTGCAAAGAAAAACCAGAAAGTTGCGAACCAGTTGATTCTTGTAAAACAGATAAAAAATTATGCAAAGGACAGGACGCAGTTATAGAAAAAGGTGGTGTTGATGGTAAACCGATGGTAACTACATTTAAAAATGATTAATATTAAAAAATATTAAATATTATTAAAAATATTATTAATATTTATATGAAAATAAAAAAATATGAAAAAATAATATCAACTAGTTTAATAATATTATTTATTTATTTATTGGCAAGATATTGTTTTAATATTGTAGAAGGTTTAACAGCTACAGAAAAAAATATGATTTATGACCAACAAGCTGACGTTAATATAATAAAAACAAAACAAGAAAATTTATTAGCAGAAATGGATGCTATTGAAAAAGAGTTAAAAACATCAAATGAGTTAATGGACCGTGAAAAGACAAAGGTGGATAAAACTTTAAAGAAAGCTGAAAAGAAGGCTGAAAATACAGGTGTAAAAACATCCTAAAATCCGGCCAATTTTTTCCCCAATTCAGTTAATTGCGGCGGATTTATTTTAGTAATCTCTGGTATTTCATTTCCCCATGTTCTTGGGTTTTTAGGAAATAATTTTACTTTACAAGGCCAATGCGACGTCATTCTCATTTCTTCAAATGCTTTTTGTTTTTTCTTTATAGCTTTATCATTTGCAAAAAGCCGTGGTTTGTAACACGTGTAAACAATAGACCTAAACTTTGGCTTTTCCCTTGAGTCGTTATTCAATGATTTCCTTGCTTCAACACCACAATGGATTGTTCTACTATCCCAACATACCAAACTACCCCGTGGACACATAATGTTTTTTCTTAAACAACCTTTGTTTAAGAAAAATTCTTCCTCAAATTCTTTTAACTTATACCAATCACCCGATTCGTTTATTTTAAATTCATCTTGAAATTCTTTGTGATATTTATGACTTCCTTCCAATACCGTTAATGTAGCATCATTTTTTTCAACATCCAACCCTGTAACCCAGCTTTGTATACATTCAAACTTATTTCTTTTGAAATTTTGGTCTGAATGCATCCAAGTTTTTCGAAACCAACCGCGTTTAGTATTTTCAGGAGGAATGTTAAAACTTAAACCGTCGAAAGATACAAGGAGTTCGTCTTCTTTGCATTTCCATAAGTGAGAATATATATCAACAATCTTTGGATTTTGACGAACATCCCAACAAACTTGAGATTGTCCAATATTCCAATGCTGAAATAACATAGAGTGCATTGGCATTAATTTATAAATTTCTTTCCAAGTTTCTTGGTCATTTCTTTGAATTGGTTTATCCCAACTTTGTGTTATATGTTCGAAAAAATCCCAGGTTCCCGAAACTAAATTATCACATTCTTCATCATTTAAAATTGAAGGGATAATAGCCACACCATATTTATCAAGGGTTTTAGTTAGATTTTCCTTGGTTGTTTTGTATTTTTCATACTCATATGGGACTCTTTTATCCATTTTTTAATATATTGATTCTACAAATTAAAAAATCAATTTAATTATAAATTTATTAACTTTATAAATAAAGTTAATAAATAAACGATATAATATATTTTACACATTCGATTGGAACTTCCTTTTTTTTACAAAGAACTATGAAATATTTTGATTTTAATTTATTCCAAAATTTAGCTGGGTTAATTATGTTTAAATTTACTTTATTCAATAATCGTTGACGTTTATGTGAAAATATAGGTCTAAAAATTTCGGGGTTTTTTCTCATTACATATCCTGTGCATAATTCTTTATTATTTATCCAAAACGCTTTTCCAGAAAAAACACTAGGATGATTTTTTATAGGCTTACCCCGATAATTCCAATATTCTGCTTTTACTATTTCCTTCATAAAAATGTTTTGTCCCCAATTATTTTGTAATAAAAATCTTCTAAATTTTATGACATCCATGATTATATATGATTATATGATTATATAATTATATGATTATTATGATTATTATGATTATGATTATATATAATCAATTTAATTTATCTTGAAAAAACAAAATGCTTATCGTTTGAACTATAATATAAAGTTTTTCTTACTTCTTTATTATTTGAATATTTAATTGTATGAATCATATACATATGTTCAATATTTACTTTGAATAACTCACAAATAAGTAGTAAAAATGAATCGCAACTCGATGTTAGGTGTCCACCAGGTATTCCATTTATATCGTAGTCATTTATTGCTAATAAATGTTCGTTAATTTCATTTTCGGATATTTTTTGATTTTCCCATAAAACATTTGTCATTGGTATTTTTCTTCTTTTTAACATAGCAATTAGCTCACCATTGGTGCTTTTTTTTTCATTTATTAAATCAAAGTCGTTTTTATTCAATGATTTAAATATAGCATCCCAGAAGCAAGTCATATATATATATTATTTATTAAAATGTTTAAACTAAATCTTCAATAAGTTCAATACCTAACATTGGATTATTTTCAAAAGAATAAATTATCTCTTCATGTATACTACTGTTTAATTCGCTGATTATCATATTTGTTTTCATAATGTATAAATTGTAAGAAAATGAATTTATAAAGCATATGAATGGTAATAAACATGCAAAAAAGTTAAAATCATTAATTATCAGTGCAATGTAATAAAAAAGAAAGAATAAGCTTTGTTGGTATTTAAGACATATATCTAAAATCTTAACTCTCGTTATATATTCAATATCTAATAATTCTTTTCTTTTATAAAAAGTTCTAACGGTTAAAGATAAATAATAAATAAAATTAACAAAAGAATAAATAAATACCGAATATAATAGAATAATATATCCGTTATTTTGATTACTATCCGAATTATTTTTCATATTTTTCAAATACTTTAATATTTCACAATCATAATAAGAAAAAAAATTTAGTGTTTTTACAGTAAAAAAATCATAATTATAATCGATTGAACCGTATATTACACTAGAAATAATTATTAACATGTGTCTTATAATTATTAAAAAAAAAGAATTATCTTCTTTATAAATAGAATAATCTTGTTGATTATTTATAACAAAATGAAAATTACATATTTCACATTTATCTCTTTTTTCTGGGATATTTTCATTTACTAACCGCCATTCCTTAAGACAATTATTATGTATATATTTTTGAGTCCCTTTGCATAAACATGGCGAAATTAATTTATTTGAAATATCTGTTTCCCCTTCAAAACATATCCTGCACATTCTTTCTTCTTCCTCTCTTTTTTCCTCTCTTTTTTCCTCTCTTTTTTCCTCTCTTTTTTCCTCTCTTTTTTCCTCTCTTTTTTCCTCTCTTTTTTCCTCTCGTTTTTCCTCTCGTTTTTCCTCTCGTTGGACATAATTGGATATTTCAGAAATTATATCTTGCATATCCAATCTAAAAATATTTTTGTCATGTGGAACAATTAATGTTTTTTTATTATGTTTCATATAATTATTAATTTTTAAATTTCTTGGCATTATTATAAATTAAAAATATTTTTTTAATTATTTATTTTATAATTTTATATTATATATACAATGGGAGAATATTTAGGACCAAATTACCCTTACCATAAAAATATAGCAACACCTGATGATATGGGTATGGCACCAAAGGGTGATATGGATAGTTTAGGTAAAAACATTCAGGGTTTGGTAAATTATGCTAGTTTACTCATGACAGGTGATACGATAGCTAATAAAAAAATTTTTAATGAACAAGCAAATATTGGTTCACAACAACCACTTGGTGATAGAATATTTGTTAAAACAATGGGAAAATGTAAAAAAAAAATTTGGGACGGAGAACCGGTTGCTGAAAAAACAGATGAAGAAAAAAAGGAAGAAACTGACGAAGAAACAAAAAAAAAAGCTAAACCTACAGAAAAAGAAGAACTAGTTGAAAGGCATGTATTTGTTGACCACATACCTACAGGAAATATACCTGGATTGGGAAATATTTCAGCGATGAAAGGTTTTGTCCCTGGTGTAATGGATAATATTTTTAAATTAAATCCAATTAAAATAATAAATGCCATGGGTGCACCTGCAGAACCGGACTGTTATGAAGTAACATTTGAAACAATTAAATATGACCCCGAAGATAACAGAACAGATAAAGAAAAACACGAAATTTCCGAGGAGACACGTTGGGTTAGTATAGAAGATTTAAAAGGTTTAAACCCATGCACATTTAAAAGTGGCAAGTTCAATAAATTACCCATGATTTCAGGCAAACTTGTTTCACAGGGATTGGTAGGTAAAAAATTACAACATCCATTAAACAGGGAAGATTGGCCAACTGGAGCATATTGTCATTGGATGCAATCGCCAGAAGAAGGATTTGCAAACTTATTTAAAATGAAAAATATGAATTTTAAAAAATCAATTATAAATGTTAAAAATAAACCAATTGCTAAAATTTTTAACGCCTCTTTTGGTATTTTATTAGCATATTTGCTTTTTAAAGTTTTAAGAAAAGAACTCAATTAATCATTGAATGGGATATTACTACAGATAATAAATAAAACATCAACCCGATAAATATATGAAAATAAGTATTTACTCTGTAATTTAGTCCTAAATAATTTATAAATCTTTGATGTGGTGATATTTCACTAACAGGGTAAAAACCCCAAAATATAGAATTAATAATTAACATTGAAATAACAAAAAGTTTAAACATAATATTTTATTAAATTATTTTAAAATATTATTTTTACTTTATAAATTTTTACTTTCTTCACTCAACTCTTTTGCTGATTGCCCATTTCCTAATTTTTTCATTATATCCTGGTTATTCATTTTAGCTTGGTTACCAGCGTTTGCTTCATCGACAGCTTTTGCTTCATCGCCAGCTTTTGCTTTATCGCCAGCTTTATCACCAGCTTTATCGCCAGCTTTATCACCAGCTTTGGGTTCTTCGCCAGCTTTGGGTTCTTCGCCAGCTTTGGGTTCTTCGCCAGCTTTGGGCTTTTGTTCGGGGACCTTTTCATCGCGACCATATGGTCTTTTACAACACGGACAAACATTTTCTTTTTCACTTTTACTAACCATGATATTCATCAAGTTGTTAAATGTTCTCCCGACTTGTTGTTTGGCGGTTTTTTTTATATTTGCATTTACATTATTTAAAGTATTTACAATAATTTTCGATTGTTCTTTACCAAAACTATTAATTTGGTCTACGACTCCCTTTGGTTTTGGACATTTATTATTTTTCTCTTGTTCTATTGTATCTGGTGTTTTATCTTCTATTTTTTTGGGCTCTTTATTTGTTCTAAAAATATTTAAAATATTATCAGTCCAAGCACCACCGTTCATTCTTTTTTTTTTACATTTTCTTTTTGTTTTTTTCTTTTTTTTTTTTTTTTTTTTTTTTTTTTTTTTTTTCTTTTTTTTTTTTTTTTTTTTTTTTTTTTTTTTTTTTTTTTTTTTTTTTTTTTTTTTTTTTTTATTTTATATTTCCTTGTTTTTCTTTTTGCCATATATATTAAAATTATATATTAAATAAATTTATTAAATAAATTAAATAAATTTATTAAATAAATTTATTTAATAAAAAAGTTTAAACACGTTTGTGAAGCTCAAGTGCTACTAAACCACCCGCTATTTGTGCTAAAATATAAGGCGCTGCATCATTCATTTTTAATTTTTTCGCAGCCACCATCATAACACTAACTGCCGGATTAAAATGACCACCTGAAATTTTACCACCTACCATAATAGCAACAGCTAAAGCTAGACCAATTGCTAAAGGATTACCTACTGCAAGAATAACATATAAAAAGAAAACGGTTCCTAAAAATTCTACTAATAACTTTTGAAACATTATAATATTTATTTAGATATTAAATATTATAAATTAAAATGAAAATTTTGGAAATACTGCTGCAAAGTATGTTTTTTGACCAGCATCACCATTAGAGCCACTTACATTACCTTTCATATTATTTAAACCCCATAATTGTGCTCTTTTACCACCTTTGTTCGTTTTAACTTGCACCTTTTTAAATAATGCTACACGGCTTGAATTATCAGACGTTGGACCAGCGTGTCCATATGATTTTTGTATTTTATGTATATTTTTAATCATTTATATTAATTATATAGAAAATAATTATCCAAATGTATTTTCAGCACATATATAAATATATAAAAACCCATCCTCATCTTTATATTTATTATAAACTTCGCTCATATAAGAATTTGCTATCAATGCTTTCCCATTAACAAAAAAGTACATGGCAACACCTTCCTTTAATTTTAATCTTTTTCTAATAACAAAAAAAAAATTTATGCTTTCTAAATCACGAGGTATTAAATATTTATGTTTATCTAATTCTGGTAAATTTTTTGAAACATTGCATATAATAGGTAACCTATTAGGATATTTTTCCATGATTCTTGTTGATTGTAATTTTCTATCTTCTAAACTAATCTTATTTTTAAAATCGAATTTTAAACTATCTTTATCTAAATAATCAGTAACTTTTTTTTTTACCGTATTATTAAACAATTGTGTTAATAAACTCATTTATATTTTATTTATACTTTTTATATTTATTTTGCACGTGCTCTCATTTTTCGTCTTCTTCTCTGTAATCTCCTTACGCGTTTCTTTTTCCATTTCCATCTCATTTTTGCAGTTGATTTCTTATAAGGTGTCCCATGACTCATTATATAAAATTGAAAAATTTATTTATTATTATTTATTATAATAATTATTATTAGTAAAAATGGAAAAGAATGTTATCTTTATCGATGGTAGTTATTTTGTTTTCTTTCGCTATTATGCTCTTATCTCTTGGTGGAAATTTGCAAAAAAAGAAAATCCCCTACCAGAAAAACCATTTGAAAGTGAAGAATTTACTGCAGCGTTTAAGCGATTATTTATAAAAAAGGTGAAAGAAATTCCCAAAAAATTAAAAATTAAAGACCCGATTATTATTGTTGGTAAAGATTGCCCTAGGGCGAATATTTGGCGTAATGAATTTATTGATAATTACAAAGGAACGCGTGATTATAGTAATTTTCATGGACAACCCGGGTTTGTAATGGCATATGAACATTTATTTAAAGATGCTGGTATAGAGCATATTATAAGTTACCCAACTTTAGAAGCAGATGATTGTATTGCGATTGCAACAAAACATTTAAAAAATACAGTTGATAATGTAAAAATCACAATTATAACAGCAGACCATGATTATATGCAATTGATTGAAGAATGTGTTGAAATTTATACATTAAAATATAAAAAGATTAGAACCAAAAAAAATTCAACATATGATAGCGAATGTGATTTATTTTGTAAAATTATAACTGGTGATAAGAGTGATAATATAGGTGGTGTATTTAAAAAATGTGGAAAAGTTACTGCGTTAAAATTGTGGAATGATAAAAATTCTCTCGAAAAAAAATTAGATAAGGAAGGCAGCAGAAGTATATTTGAAAGAAATAAAAAAATTATAGATTTTAGATGTATTCCAAAACATTTAGCAGAAGAATTTTTGAAAAATTTTATAAAAATTGATATTTGAAATATATTTGAAAATATCTTTTAAAATATATTTTGAAATATATCTATATATGAAAAGAATTTACAATGCTGCAAAAAAATCAAAGAAAGTAAATAATATTGTAAATAAAAATTTTCGAAATATTATTATAAATAAATTTATAGAAGATAAAACGGTAAAAAAAGATTTATGCTGGACACAAAAAAAAGAAGAAAGAAAAATAAAAAATTCATGGTTGGTTAAAAAAAATAATTGAATATATTTTTAAAAATACCATTTTCTTCATTTTCTTCATAGTCTTCATATTTGTGAATAAATTTACTAGTTAGCAAATTTTTTCTGAATGTGCTTTCTATATCATTGTCTTTAAAACTACCATCTTCGCTGCCATCGTCGCTGCCATCGTCGCTGCCATTTTCCTTTGATTCCAAATATTCTAACAACATAATACTATTATTGGATAAACTTTTTTGTTTCAATATTTCTTTTTTATTTAATAATAATTTTTTTTTTTCATATGATAATCCAATAGATTTTTCATTTATTTTTTTTGACATTTCAATGCGTTTTCTGATATATTGCCCTGGTGTGGGTATATTATTAAATCCCATATTTCTAAATGTTACAGGTATGAGAGTATCCGATATATCAATTAAAGTATTTAATTTATAGTCTAAAATATATTGATAAGCTTCATTTATAGATTTACATAATTTATCATCATTTCCTCTATCTGGATGTGTTTTTCTCATTAATTTTTTATATTTTTTTTCTATTTCCTTTAATGGTGTTCTTTCATTACATTCTAATAAATTAAAATATTCTTCCATAATGTTGTATATTATATTTAAAAATTTTTTTAATAATTTAAATGTAAAAATTATTAATTTCATCCTAAAATTATTAATTTCATCCTAAAAATATATATATATAATGGCAACAAATATTAAGTTATTAACAACGGATAGTTACGATAAAAATAAATATAAAGCAATTGGTATGGTTAGTGGGATGCAAGTTAAATCATTGAGTATATTAAGAAATCTTTTTTCTGGTGTGGCGGGTTGGTTTGGAACTGGGAAAAAAGATTGGACTGGTATAACAAAGATATTTGAAGATACAAAAAAAGAGGCGATTGAGGATATGAAAAAAAATGCAGAACAGATTAATGCCGATGAAATTATAGGAGTTAGGATAAATATATCGCAAATTTCTCATGGTGGAAAACAAGATGGTATGTTGGTATGTAGTTGTGAAGGTACTGCTGTTCAAAATATAACTGATAAAACAGGTGGGAATGGTAGAAAAAGGAACAAAAAAACAAAAAGGAACAAAAAAACAAAAAGGAACAAAAAAACAAAAAGGAACAAAAAAACAAAAAGGAACAAAAAAATTATTTAATTTAAATTTATTTAAATTTATTATTTAAATGAATTATTTGTGATAATTCTTGGAACTGCATTCATTGTTGTCAATTCTTGAAACAATAATTTACAAGCATATGGTATTTTAACTCTACTAAACGATACAAAATTATCACATGTTTTGCAATGATAAATATTTTTTTTATTATTATAAATAGCAATCAACCCACAATAGTCGCATATATGAACTTCAAATTTATCACTACATTCATAAGTTCTATCATAGACCATACCAGCTGCACCATGTGATATCATACAATCTCTTTCCATTTCACCAAAACGCAACCCACCATCTCTACTTCTTCCTTCTTGTGGTTGTCTTGTTAAAACAACCATTGGACCAATATTTCTCGAATGAACTTTATCAGCTGTCATGTGTTTTAATCTTTGATAAAAGACAGGTCCAATAAATATACTAGTTTCCAGTTGTTCACCAGTCATACCATTATATAAAATTTCTTCACCGTGTTTTTCATAATTTAATTTTTGGAGATTTTCACAAATATCTTTTATTGGATATTCTCCAAAACTTGTTCCATCGCCAAATAATCCCAACTCTAGTAAAACTTTACCCAATAATGTTTCTTTTAATTGCGCCATTGTCATTCTACTTGGGATACAATGGGGATTAATAATAATATCCGGTTTTAATCCTTGTGCCGTGAATGGGACATCTTTCTCTGGTAAAATTAAACCTATCGTACCTTTTTGCCCGTGTCTTGAGCTAAATTTATCCCCAATGTTGGGAATTCGATATGTCCTCGTGCGAATTTTAGCAAATGTGTATCCATCGCCATTTCTGTTAATATAATTTTTATCAACAAAACAGGGTTCATTTGTTCTATAAATTTTACTATAATCTTTATATCTCATTAATTTGGTTAGGTCATTTCTATTTTCTTTAATAGGAACAACTTTACCAATAATAATGTCGCGATTTTCTATTAACGTGTTTTCTGGAATAATACCATTTTCATTTAATTTATCATAATTTGCAAATTTAATACCCTTTGTTCTCGTTTTATCAGCTTTACATCTAATCTCTTCATCACCATGTATGTTTTTATCTTCATCTTTCTCCGTTTTATAAATAGTTGCCGAAAATAACCCTCTTTCAATCGAACCCTGGTTAAATATAATAGAATCCTCTTGATTATATCCAGAATAAGTCATAATAGCTACAACAACCATACTACCACTCGGTATTTGATTTAATTTAATAATATTCATTAATCTTGTATCTACCAAAGGTCTCATTGTATATGTTTGAACATACGCTGTCTTATCCATCCTTTCTTGAAAATTTGTAGTGTAAGTTCCCATTGCTTGTTTACCCATTGCACACTGGTATGTGTTCCTAGGTGATTGATTATGTTCTGGGAATGGGATACAACTACCTAGAATACCGAAAATAGTGCTTGGATGAATTTCGCAGTGTGTAAAATTATAATAAATTTTTTCGTCACTTTTCAATTTTGATGGTTTTACTGCAATTAAACTATTGTTTTGTTCGGCAGAGTCAACATATTCAATAATAGATTCTTTCATTGAATGATTAACACATAATTCATCCCAATCACAATTATTATTAATGTATTTTTCAGTTTTTTTATTAATTAATAATTTATTATTTTTTACTTTAAATAAAGGTCTACATAAACGACCAGCATCATTGCAAATGAAAATTTCTTTATCTTTAATATTAAATGTAATACTAGTATAAATATTGAAAATGCCGGTATATTTATAATATTTTAATTTTTTAAATAATTGTATAGGTTTTTTTGCTATCCCAATCCAACAACCATTTACAAAAACCTTTACTTTATTAAATAATTTTTCAAATGATATCTTTTCATCTAACTTAATAATTTTATCTTTTAAAATATTTAAGATTGGTTCTATTTGTGATTTAATTGTAATATGCGAAAGATAACTAATATTTTTAACAACACCAACACTTTGTCCTTCTGGCGTTTCTGCTGGACAAATAAATCCCCATTGTGTATTATGTAATTTTCTTGGCGGAATCAACTTTCCACTCTTATCAATAGGTGTATTAATTCTTCTCAAATGACTTAAAGTTGAAATATAAGTCAATCTATTTAAAACTTGAGCAACGCCAACTTTTTGAGAGTTGGTATTTTTAATACCAAAATCACCAGTCGCCAAAGCTCTTTTAATGCCATTTTCAATAGTCGTTGATTTTATAATTTTATAAATATTTGTTTGGTTTATAATGTTTTTGACATTATCAGTTGATTGCCAAGAGCCATTATTAATTTCTCTTATAATTTGTTTTTGCATATCTTTCACCAATTTATTGAAATAATTTCTGAACAGGTTATTAATTAAACTACCAGCCAAGTCCAATCTTTTATTAGAATATGAATCTCTGTCATCCGGCTTTCTCCAGCCAAAACTAGTTCTTAATAATTTATTTATCATGTATCCCAGAAAATAAATTTTTTCCGTTTTACTTGGACAGTGTGGAAATAAATCATTATCCAATACACTTTTTGTAAATTCTCTTTTTTTAAGTTCACCCATTTCTTTTGACATTTTAATTGGTGTATACATAACATAATTTACTATATAATCAAAACATTCTTCTTGAGTTGTATATTTACTAGCACATATAATAGATGCTTTTAAACCAAATAACATTTGTTTTAATTCATTTGATTTATTATTTAATAATATATAATTTGTAATTTCTTTATCTGAAATTATACCAAGAGCTCTAAAAAGTATGAAAATGGGAATTGGTTGTTTTATTCTAGGAATTGAAATATCTATATTATGCCCGTTTCCATAATTTCTTGTTGAAATAGTAACATTGATTTGCTTTGGTGAAATGCACTTATCCCTAGGTATTGATTTTATTTCAGCCAACCACGACCATTTATTGTTGTTTTTTTTTATATTAAAACACATAACATTGTTTTCAGCAGCTCTTTCTTGTGCTAAAATTGTTTTTTCAGACCCACTGATAATAAAATATCCCCCCGGGTCGTGGTCACATTCTTTTGTAACATCTGTATTATAATGTGAAAACTGTTTTAGAACGCAAATATTAGATTTTAGCATGATGGGTATTTTACCAATATGTATAGAAGGTATGTTTTTAAAAATCGTTTCGATTTTTTTGAAATCTTTACCTGATTTTCGTAAAATTTTAATATTAAGGTCTACTGTTATTTGACTAGAATATGTGAAATTTCTTAATCTTGCTTCGTGTGGAAACATTATTTTTGTGGCACCATTATTCTCGTGTATTTGAGGTCTTAAAATTTTTAAGTTTGAAAAATTAATAATAATTTCAATTAAGTATTGTCCAGTTTCCTCTTTTTCTTTTTCAGAATGTATTTTAACGGGGTTAAACATCTTAATAGTATCAAATAGTTGTTTTTCTATAAAATAATTATAAGACTCAAGTTGGTGTCTGACTAACCTTGTTAAATATTTATCTTTAAAATATGATTCTATTATTTTCCATGATATGTTTTTGTATTTTTTATCTTCTTTTAGCATATTTATTAATTTAATAAAAAATTAAATGAAATATTTTATTTCAATTTAATTATTTTGAATTATTTTGAATTATTTTGAATTATTTTGAATTATTTTGAATTATTTTGAATTATTTTGAATTATTTTGAATTATTTTGAATTATTTTGAATTATTTTGAATTATTTTGAATTATTTTGAATTATT